AGGCTTTTCAGATCGAGAAAAGATTGCTTTGGTCGAAAAACAAACCGGTATCCGAGTGATTCTGCTCGACAAGGGCAGTCTTGATTGGATGTCCATTCAGAATATGCTCTGAAAGCATTGCTGGCGATGCACGGGTTTTGTACTCCCGGGAACTCGGTTCAATTCCGGGTCAGAGCTCCATCAAGTCGATAAAGCATTGTTGGCGATGCACGGGTTTCGTACTCCCGGGAGGTCAGTTCGATTCTGGCTGTCGGCACCATCACACGGAGAACGCTATGTGCGTTGTAAGTGCCATCACCGATTACGGTCAACGAATCTGGCCTGATCCTACATCGCCATGGTTGGGTCTAACTGAAGTTCCTCTGCCTTACAGACCGTCAGTTCGACCACCGGCTCCGAATCAAACTACTCCCTTCGAACCCGCTTCTAAGCAGGACCTCGAAGCGCTGGCTCGCCAGATGAGGGAATTCATGGAAACCATCAAAGCTGCCGAGAAGTTCGACGCTGTCGCCGATCAGCCCGATTGTCCGTCCGAGGACAAGGCTGCTTGGCTCAAGGACTTCCGCGGTCGACTTGACCAGTTGGAGAAGGAACTGGCGGCTAAAGAAGCTGGTCCCGTTCTCCTTCTAGAAGACAACACGGCGTCGTAACTGGGCGAGGTCCCAGCACCGTTTCGAAAACGGTTGGTGCCCGAAAGGGCATGGCAGGCGGGATGTCACGACGCCGCCAACACACATTGATCATACGAGAGATACATTGTCCATCAGAAAATCCATCAGACACGTCAAAGACTTGAGTCAAGTCGAATGGGCTAACATGGCCCGCGACAGAACTCTGAAGATCAAGGCGGTCACTGAAAAGACCGATGGCATGTGTTTCCTCATTGGTCGAGATGAAGAAGGGTTTTACACTCAGAGTTCTTCATCGAGCACCGAACGGATGAGAACTGCGCACGACTATTTCGAGCGGGCTGAGCGCCGCCAAAAGGAAACTGGTCGATCCTACAATCCCATTATTCAAGCGGCTTTCGCGCAGACACATGCTGTGCTCGCGGAATATGAACCACTACACTTTTACATGCCAAAGACTGGTGTTGTTCGCGGTGAACTTTTGTCCCGTGCGGTTGTCAAGCAATTCTATCCCGACAGTATGGTCTTCAACGCCATTCCGTATTTTAATGACCGAATTGGTCACGTATCGACCTTCCTGATCCACACACAACTGACTGATCCGGAGATCACGAAGAACCATGTCTTTATCAGCGGACATCAGGTTCAGTTCGACCATGATCTGGTAGCGACGAATATTGAAATTCCGATCGATGATCGGTTCACTCCGAAGGCCACTGATCTTCCTGGTGACCACGAACGGAATATGAGATCGCTGGAAATTACGTTGCTTCAACTGCTTCTCGACAATAATCTCTACAATCCCAAGTGGGGACCAGAAGCGGAGGGTCATATCTTTCACTTTGAGGATCCGACTATGCCGATGCTGAAGCTCACCACCCCATTCTTCCGCAACTATATGGAGAAACGTCGTGGACTCTGAAGTCAAACGCACGTGGGAAGGACATGACGTCAATCGGTTTAAGATCGACTCGATCGCACTGATCACTCTTCCATTGATCATCAAGGCCACCTTGGCGCACGTAGCCGCAGAGTTTTATCTCGACAGTGGTGAATGGCTGTTTGGCGAAAACCATGCGGCTCTCTATACCGAGTCGGTGTTCTCTGGCTCTTCATGCTATCTGTTCAAGCCGCCGCCGTACTATTTGGACCATGTTAAATCTGTCGGCGACGTCGATACGATGTTCAACAAGGATCACAAAGAGTCGTTCAGGGAATTCATCAAAGCCACTGTCGGCAGGTCGTACGCCCTTGGTGTTCTGGTAGGTGTCAACAGTCATGGCAATGAGATCTCCACTATTTGGAAGGCGCATGATGATGGCGACATCCTGAGTGGCTATTACCAAATCGACTTCGAGGCGGTATCCTACCATATCAATGCACCGGCAGAATACGAGGCCTTCCTCCATTCGTCCGATTGGACTGATCTACAGCATGGATTCAAGGGTCTTCACCACAAGATTCTACTGAACGCGGTCGCTACTGTTTACGATTGGAAGTTCTCAATCACTCATGGTCTAAGACCGAGAGACACGAAATTCGGTGATTTTCAGTACCTTACGCCAATCCAGATCGCTGCTAAGATGTTTGGTCGCGGTGCTGGAGTCTACCACGTAAGTTCTGTCTATGGAATTTGCAACGCTCTAACCGATAACCTCGTCGCTTATCATGGCCGAGAATTTAATCGACGCGTCGCAGAAAAATTCGCAGAACATTGCCGCTCCCTTAAGGGAGATAATGAAGAACAGATCAAGAACGTTTGTCAACGTCTAGGAGTTCGTCTCAAATGATCGACATCACTATCGCGCCGATGGTTGGTTTTTATCCACACTCTCATATGGGTCACGCTTTTGACATCGGTCGAGCGATGGATCTGCATGAAGGTGTTAAGATCGTCGGTATCTCCAACAAGCCGTCTGTCTTCACTTTCGAAGAGAGATTGGAAATTGTACGCCGCCAATTCTATATGGCTGGAATTCGCTATATTCCTACGTTCGTACCCGTTTCTTCGATGGGCGAGACGATCAAGATCGCAGCAGCTTCTCTGTTCGCCGCCGACCGTGAACGTCCGTCTCGTCTAACGCTGATCTACGGCGCCGATCGAGAGCGAGATGCTGAGCGTTTTCGCGCCGCAATCCTTAATGGCAATATTCCCGAGGCCTCGGTTCTAAATGTGAAGCAGGTCAATATCTCCTACACCACCGGAACCGGTAGAGCCATGGGCTTCTCTGGAACAGAAATGAGGACCGCGGCCGTTAATGGACAGTTCGAGAAGTACTGGGCGCATCTAGGCCACTGGGCCTCTTTCGAGAAGGCCAATGAGTACCATGATCGGATTGTCCAGGCTTATGACCGTGGTGAAATGATCCTTTCACGAAAAAAATAATCACAAAGGCTGTTTACATAGCAGTCCGTTGTGATAAGATAATATCTCTGATGATGATTAAACATCTACGAATCGGAGAGATCAAAATGCACAGCTAATTCCTCGCGCTTAAGGCGCATAGAAAAAGCAATAGCACGGACAGTTTAGGCTGTCGCCGGAGAACGTAACCGGTTTTTGATAGAAAAAGCAAATTGATATACGCCGCGTGTGGCACAATAGGTCCTAGCAATAGGACTGACAGGGATGGCCTCCCATAGGTATCCCGACCTCCCCCAAGGAGGGTAAATCACGCCGATCGGGTCGAGGACCGAGAGGTCCTGCTTCAGCTTACCACTGGAGATACGTCCCAAGAGAGACGGAGAAAAGTCAGTTCTCGTGAAAACACGGGGATTGGTCTTCTAGTCGCAAACTAGATATCCGATGCACCCTCTCTAAGACTGACGACAAACGATTTGGGGTTACCATAGTCCAAGCTTTCGCAGGCAAGGGCGGGTAATCAGAACGGAGGGTTACGGTGATACCGTCTCGAAAGAGCCGGAGGAACCGCGGTCCGAAGATTCGGTCGAGTACCTCGCGAGGGGAAAGGCATGAGGCGTGTTGTATTCTGTTGGACAAAAATCTAACGGAGCAACTGGTCCAGCACGTCTTGGTGGGTTGCGAATAGCTCAGTGGTAGAGCGTCTGAATTCTAATCAGATGGTGTAGGTTCAATTCCTGCTTCATGAAAAACGCAAAAGTCTGGGCCAGTGATCGTCGTAAGGAGCCAAATGCTCCCGCCTTAATGGTAAGGGAGTCCGTACTGAGGCCGCAAGCTAAAGTCGGTTAGTCTAGAGGTTCTCATAGGTGGCTTAGCGGCTACCGAACTGCTCGCAAGGTAGGTGGGAAAAGAAGGGCTGAGTAGGCGATCATACGGTGTGGGAAACCATACCAGGTGCTGTTCACACCAGTTGTCAAAAATGAACGGCTCTGATTTAGTACCAGGATACCGTAAAAGGATCTCGGTGGACGTCGGTAGAACCAGGTGGGTAGCACCACAATGGGTAATGACCGGAGCTAGATCATCAAAGCCCGTAGTCTCAGGGCTTTACATTTAAGACGAAGGGCCGATTATGGCCCTTTTTCTTTGCGCCGGATCCGGTGAAAAAAGTCACAGACAATGTTTACATTGACGCAGACTGTGATAGGATTCCATAGTCAACGGAAGGAGAAACACGATATGTTCGACCGAGTCTTTATCATTCTCAAGAATTCCGATTTCACGGAAGGCAGAGGACCGATGCTATTCGATCGCGTGTTCGATACCTTCTCCGCTGCCGATCAGTACGTCATGGGCAAATCCGGAATTTTCGGCAGCGAACAATGCCGGGACGAACGGTCGGCCCTTGACGCCCAAAGCGGCCGCTGGACCTACAACGGCTTCGATATTCAGGAGGCCAACGTTCTTACCAAGGACGACATCCTGACGCCTGAAGATCGCAATAAGCTTTCCACGGAAATCCAAGAACTCGAGGCGCAACTCGCCCGAGCTCGCTCCAAACTGAAATAGAAAGGAACCGTAGTGTCCACAGAAACTGAAGGGCCCATTGTGGTCCTCAGCACGAAAAAGCCGAGTCTTGTCGCTCGCTTCAAGACTTTCTGGTCGGGCCATAGCCTTGCCAGCTACGCCACTCGCATCGTCGCTCTGATCCTCATGGTCATCACCATGGTTAACGGCGGCGGAATGCTTCTGAATGCGAGGTCGACCCTCGCCATCATCTTCGTCTTCGTCTGGTGGGCCTTCTGGGTCGTCATGATCATCGGCACTGTGAAGTCGCTGACGAAGTCCGTTTCCACCCAGTTCTAGTTCAACGCGTTCAACAGAGAGAGAGAAAAGCTACATGAATTTGAAACGAATCGGAATCGCCGCGGTTTTCGCGGTCATGTCCCTCAGTCTGGCCGCCTGTGGTCAACCGATCAAGGCTTTCGAAGCTGCGGTCGAAGTCAAGGAAATCGGTGATCAAGCCGGCGTCCAGGAGACCGAGATCACCACGGGTCGTTACTTCAACCATCCGTTCTCCTATCGCTACATCGTGAAGTTCCCGACCACGATGCAGACCTACACCTGGAACGGCGCCAAGGTGAACGGTGAGCGCGTCAATCCGCCGTGCTTCCGTTTCATCAACGAAGACAAGGTCCTGGTCACCGCCTGTCTGACCGCCAACATCCGCATCGATCCCTCCAAGGCAGACGACATCGTCCGCAAGTACCGTGGTTCGATCACCGGCAAGGGTGGTGAAGACGGCTACGTCCTCGATGATGTCGTCTACGGTCCTGTCGCTCGTGAAATCCAGAACACTCTGAACTTCACCGGTGTCGAGTACTCCACACAAGAGCTCTACACTGACGGCGGCCGCGATCTCGCCAAACGAGTCACCGCGGTGGTCACCAGGAAGTTCGAGAAAGAAGGGATCATCTTCGATGGAGATCTTCTCTGGGCTTCTCCGCCGGCTCTGCCTGAGGACATCGTTCAGTCGATCACCGGTGCTCTGAGGGCCCAGACCGACGCTCGCAAGAAGGACGCTGAACTCGCGGCTACCATCGCCGAAGGCAAGAAGCGTGAAGCTCAGGCCGTCTACGACGCCAAAGCCAACGACGCCCTGGGCGACTCCATCCGTCGAAACCCTGAACTCCTGGCTTTGAAGGAGGTCGAGAAGTCCAAAGGTCTCTGCCCGCGGAATGCTACGGTCTGCGTCATCGGCGCCAGTCCTACGCTGATCGACTCCTACGCTAGAAACCGGTAGTCGATCTCCACGATCTAAAAGCGAGGGCCCTGGCGAAAGCTGGGGCCCTTTTCTTTTGCGTGAAATTATTTGTTTACATATCGATAAGATATGATAGTATGGTCTTAACTGAAGAGGAGAGACTTCTTGGAACGTTTTCGTATTATTGTGTCGGACGAGCTGGCTGAGACCGCCATCCACACTGAAGAGACTACCAATAAAGACTACGCGAACACCAGAGTCACTGAACTCAGCGCGAAGTTTCCTTCCTCGGACGGCTACCAGATTGTCCTGGATACCACTCAGGGTCGTCAAGGCTCGAATCTATAGGACTTACAATGACTGACGACCGTGTCACAGATGATGTCCCTGCCGTCGATGATGAAATAGTTTGGAATGCCTGTAAGGTCGAAACTATTGATTTAGATCGTAGGTGTTTCAGAACACGTGCACCAAACGGTTATCATTGGATCGGTTTTGACGAAGTCGAAAAAAGAAACGGCCTATGGCGCCTGAAATAAAATTCGAGTCGGCTCTTCGCCAGGCTATCTACGAAGATGGCTGGTATTTCGCTGTAAGTGAGTGGAATGACCTAGAGCCGTACGACACCAACTTCTTTGCTGACCACCTCGACAGTTCTGCCGAGGCCGAGGTCTACCAAGAAGGCTATTACGATTTTTGGAAGACCAAAGGGTTTTCCGTGGACTGAGGAGTCTGCTATGCAAGAGATGCTAGACGAAGCTATAGAGGCCATCAGAGCCTCCAGCAAGGAATCATCCGTTTACATCGGGTGCGATTCGATCCGTTTCAAGAAGGACGGCATCTGGTACGCGCGCTATTCGACGGTTGTAGTCCTTCACATCGATTCGAAGAAGGGCGCTCGACTGTTCCACCACAGTGAGACCATTCCTGACTACGGCGCGATGAAGCAACGTCTGTTGACTGAGGTCGCCTATGCCGTAACTGCCGCTCTCGGTGTCGTAGAAGCTGCTGGAGATCGCTACATGGAAGTCCACCTGGACCTCAACAAGAGCCCGAAGCACAAGTCCTACGTCGCCGTCCAGGAAGCTCTGGGCTACGTCCGTGGTTCTCTTCCAGGTGTCGAAGCCAAGATCAAGCCACACTCGTGGGCCGCTACACACGCGTCCGACCACGCAGTGAGAAACAAGCTGGTCACGGCTCCTCAAAAGGCGGCAGCCTGATGGACAAGTACGTCTGTGGTAAGACAACCAGGGAAAATATTGATGTTCCTATCGATCCACCGCTTCTGCGCCACCAGGGACCATCTGGCTAAATGAGAGCTATCCTTACCGAAGTACCCGTTCTTTTCACACGTCCTTTAGGGAGACCTCCCTCGGATGGAGATCTGCTCGTCGCATGGACAGATGTATCTGTCACCGAAGTCGCTCGGATTCTAGCGGGCAGAAAAAAGAACGACAACGAAAAGGTTCCCGACCCAACTATCGCTACACTTGAGCGGGTCATTCGGTTGAAAATGGAAAAAATTCAACCATGACGTGTTTACAACACCGCGAGACTGATATATAAGTTCAAACAACATCCTCTCGTAGCTCAACCTGGTAGAGCAGCGGACCGATAATCCGTTTATCGGGGTTCAAATCCCTGCGGGAGGACCATACCATGTTGGTGAAGCTAGGGCTCACATCGGCTTGAAATCCCGAAGATAACGGTGCGATCCCGTTACATGGTACCATTTTAATAGGAGAGTGCCTTGGCACATCGAGAGTCACATTATTGGTCTATGGAAGGATGGGACGATCTTCGTCTTGCCATGACCAGTGCGTGCCTCGAACAGGCCGTCGGCGGTCTTAAGCCCTCCAAGCCATCTTCGGATGGAGGATCCAAAATCTAAGCGTTCTCACTACATCTGAATTTCTTCAGAGAAGCGGGAACCGTAAGGTTTCCGCTTTTTTGGTCTTTGACATCGTCAATTTTGTTTGACTAACTATGGTGGAGACACCTGGGGTTCCGACCTCTTGTGTCTCCATCTCTGGTCGGCCTAGAAGACTAGGCGGGGGTCTCATAAATCCCTAGAGAAGGAGCGTTACCTTCGTCGACCCCCAATTATGCAGGGTGGATGAGTATCCCATTTGGGCTCATAACCCGAACTCCGTCAGCGCGACTCTGGCCCCTGCTCCCATCTTGATGTCGTCTAATTTGTGCAAGACGCTAGCCATTACGAGGCTAGAAATGCTGGTTCGAATCCGGCCACCAAGCCAAATAATTTCTACGAAGGCAGTTTACAACACCGCTGGTTGTGATAGAATATCTTCATGATGCTGATACAGCATCGGTCTTACTTGATCCCATCGGACCTATTCTATAGGGCGTCGATATTTCAGGAACCTTGGTGATCTCACGCGGATCATCGATGGGATCAAGCAAGACCGAAGTCAGGTGAACTGAGTCTGTGTAGCGCCAACTGCAAAGAGCTCTTTGGCGGGGGTTAGGTAGAGGGTTCGAGTCCCTCTCTTGGGTCTGTTTTTTCAAGGCGCGGCGCTGAGCCGGTAAGTCCATTGTTATCTTGAACGGTTGGGGTGGGATTCTCCCAAGGATCCCTGGTCCACCTAGTCGTTCACTTCCTTGAGACCCATATCGACCGTCTGGACAACGGTTAGTCAAAGTCTCTTGTTTCGCGTCGTCTAATGGATAGGACAGGGTCGTTCAAGGCCCAGATGGAGGTTCGATTCCTCCCGTGGATTTGGAGTTTTGCTTCCGAGGCGCTGAGAAATCAGGTGGCCCAACAAAGTATCGGATAAGACGAGTGTGACCAGCGTGTTGATCCTTTTGCTGGGGAACTCAGTGGAGAGAGTCTGCTTTAGAGCTCTTGCCCTCCACGAGAATACTGTCCGCAAGGACATTGGCTCCCGACTGGCCTCCTAACTTCTTCGGAAGAAGGTGACTCGGACAAGAACCGTGGTCTAGTAAAGAGTTCGGACAACATAGCGTGTAGCGCACAGGGTGCGAACGGGTCTTGAAAACCCGGCCAACCGAAAGGTTGATGGTTCGAGTCCATTACGCGCTGCCAATTTGGCAGGATAATCAGCCGGGGTGCTGACGCGGTTTGCTAAACCGTCGGGTCGCTCAAGCGGCTGTGGATCGAGACCACATCTTGCCTCCACTATATGGTGTAGAGAAGCGGAGCGGCCTCCGTCCCTGCTTGGAAAGCAGGTGGTGCCTCTAAGGCATAGGGATCGACCCCCTCCTACACCGCCACAGTTCACAGAGTCAATGAACTCTGTTGTCACCGCTGGTTAATACGATAGCCGCCCGAGGCGGTTGATCGGTAATCACCAGTATGGGACGGACAGATAAATTCACTCTGTGAAAGCTACATGCCCATGTAGACCAATTGGTAGAGTCGCTAGGTCGAGAGCCTAGATGTTGGGGGTTCGAGTCCCTCCATGGGCACCATTATATAGAGTTTGGAGCACTCGTCTACGCTGGCTAGGATACCGCGTTCTCAGCGCGGAGAAGACGGATCGACACCGTCGTGCTCTTCAAAATAAATAACTCCTATAATAATGGAGATGGTCTATGCCTAAAGAATATAATCCGAGCGCCGTATTTTCCGACACTTTTGGAGAAGTGGGCACGAAAAGACACCAAGTTTTTTATGCGTACGACCACGGTGACCGAGTTAGACACAACCAGCACGGCAGCGGAAAAATTGTTTCGCACGCGTACGGTCGGCACTATCATGTAACCTTTGATTCTGGAAAAAAGGCGGTGCTTCCACATAAAGACCTGGTTCAAGAATCGCGGGTGGCATACATTCAGCGAGTCCTCGCTGAGACGACTGCTGTGGTTCCGACTGTCCATAATGCGGCAAAGGTCTCGAATGCTATCATTAAGCATTTTGGCGCAAAGAAGGAAAGAAGCTACGTCGCCAGTAACCCCTACGCGGATCATAGAAGTCTAGAGCATTCTATAAGCCACAAAAATCTGGCAAGTCTGCACAACCATCTAGTGTCTAATGGATGGGAACACGAAACGAATGGTGACACGTGGGATAAAGCAGCAGTGTCGCACAGATATACGCACGCCAACGGCGGTCGCATTCATGTTACTACACACACTGGTAAAGGTCTTCACGGCGGCCAACCATACAATCATGTCACGGTTTGGGGAGACAAGAAGGCCAAGCCTTCGACCATTCCGTACTACGACTAAATACTATGTGTCGTATCTTGGTGCTGGCTGCCGGCCTAAGCAGAGACTGAGGACTCTTCTTAGGCCGGCAGTCCGGGTGGTTCAAATCCACTGACGACACACCACCATTAACCCTTAGGACCCAGCTGGTGACGGGAGCCGCTTGTCAGGCGGATGACGGGGAGTTCAATTCTCCTCTAAGGGACCAATTCATGGACGTGTTACCATAGCGGTCGACTGGGACGGGCTCTTAATCCGTTTGCGAAAGCACATCGTGAGTTCGAATCTCACCACGTTCTCCATTTTTACCAGTGCGGCAGTGGTTGCCCTCAGGCCTCCAAAACCTAGAAGTCTCGGGTTCGATTCCCGGCACTGGTGCCATTTTGCTCCTTCATAAATACAGTGAAGGAGCGCGAACAATGATTACATACCGACAGTTTGTGAATGAGACCTTTGTCCTTCGTCTTGGAGGAGGTACTCATAAAGGAGCTGCTCAGAAGTTCATGGATGATCTCCATGCTTCTTCAAAGCCGCATCCGATGAACGACCGCCTGCGGGTTATCGGTAAGACAGCCGTTCACGTTTCGCCTGGTCCAGATGGTATCCATCTACACGACATACAGTCGCATGACAGAGGCAAGGGAGACGGTGGTAAAGCGCTTAAGCACCTTACCAAGCTGTCGGACAAACATAAGGTGCCTATCAGCGGAGTCGCCGACGCGTACGAAAACCGTCGCCACACTGAGAGGTTGAAAAATTGGTATGTTCGCCACGGTTTTGAAGACCACGGTGGATCAAAGATTGATGGTTACAAGATTAAGTACCATCCGAAATAACAATGTTCCAGTGCGTGGAGTGGTTACACGCCGGTCTGCAAAACCGAGAATGAGGGTTCGATTCCCTCCTGGAACTCCAATATGAGACTATGGTGCTAGTGGGAACACATCTGGTTGCCATCCAGAAGTCGAGGGTTCGAGTCCCTCTAGTCTCTCCATTTTATGTCAGGGTGTAGCTCAGAGGCAGAGTACCGGTTTTGGAAACCGGGGGTCGAGATTTCAAAATTCTCCGCCCTGACCATTATTACGGCGCTATCGTCTAACCTGGCTTAGGATTCGCAGCTTTCACCTGCGAGATGAGGGTTCGAGGCCCTCTAGCGCTACCAACATACTAAAATAATTCTGTTGGGCTGTTTCTTTTGGCGACCGACGTGTTATGATGTCATAGTCGAAAAGAGGAGATATCAAATGCCTAGCAGTTCGAATCAGTTCGGTTTCTTCACGATGGACATGGTCCGCGAAGTCGCTGCAACAAGTGATCTGCAGTTCGCCAAGAACCTTGCGATCAAGGCCATCGAGGCTGCCGAAGGCGCCCGGCCTGCGAACGTCGCGAAGGCGAACACCATGGTTCGGTCGGCTCGGTCGACCCAGAACCTGGCCATCTCGATGAGCAACTTCCTGCTTGCTCACGATGGTCTGGCGGTCCTCAAGGCCGCGTAGGATAAGTAACTCTCTGCAGAGACGTAAACGTCAGCGTTAGGCGTGACACCGGTGAGAGTACTGGGCCAAGTTTTGGGCCGATAGTGATAACGGTAGCACTCCTGCCTTGCAAGTAGGAAGACGGGGTTCGATTCCCCGTCGGTCCACATAGGGTCTTCAGAGTGACAGATGGTCACCAAGCCTACTCACTCTGGAGACTTCTCAATTTCGGCTTCGGTCGGTGAATAAGAAAGAATGCGGCTCCGGGATGGTGGAGCTAAGTAGTATAATCCCATTAGCGCTATTTCTTATTCGTAATTTGGGAGATGACCCCGGCGGACGTCTGTAAAACGTTTGGCTTGATAAGTCGGGAAGTTGCCAAGTGGAGCGTTACCTCCATCTCCCACCATCTTCATGCCTCTGTAGGCCAATTGGTAGAGTCGCTGCACTCAGACTGCAGATGTTGGGAGTTCGAATCTCTCCAGGGGCACCATTTCGACGTAGCAATAGGACATTCAACACATGAAATTCATGCCACTCGGCGATCGTCTGATCATCAAACCGGATGCAGAAAAAGACCAACTTGAGTCTGGCCTCTTCATTGCGAATCCGCAATCGTTAGGTCCGACTCAAACTGGAACCGTCGAGGCTGTAGGCAATGGTGTCTATGACGCCGGTGTTCACGTTCCTGTCCGAGTGCAGGTCGGAGACAAAGTCCTCTTCAGTCGTCAGGCTGTCGCAAGTCGACAGATCAATATCGAAGGCGGCATGTACCTCCTTCTCCGTGAACCGGAGATCTACGGGGTCCTCTAAGAACAACGCGTACGTGGTCTAAATAGATGGGCCCTAGCCTTCCAAGCTAGAGATGCAGGCGCGATACCTGTCGTACGCTCCATCACGTAGCGGAGAAAGACGATCTCCGACTATAAGAAGGTTACGGGCTCCGCTCGCTCGACGCGTCTAGTCGTGAGGCGAGGGGTAAACGGGACAGTCCTTTCAAAACGCGGACCGAATTTTAATCTGGTGTCCCTAAGTAGGGCGGCTCGGCTGTGACCCAGGTCGATTGGGAGCGTTACCCAACACCAGTTCCAACAGCGCGCATGTGGTGAAACGGTAGCCACGCCGGCTTTAGGTGCCGGTCCTGTAATGGGGTGGGGGTTCGAATCCCTCCATGCGTACCAATTCGATGATAAGTAAAGGTCGATTGAATAGCATAGGCGTCTGTCCATGAAGACCTATAGAGAGTTTCTAGCTGAGGCGCAATTTAAGCAGGACAATCCAGGCGGCTCTTGGCTTCGACATAAGCAAGAAGATGCCGACACGGATTATCACCGTCGCAAAGGCCTAAATGGCGCGACGACTGGGTACTTCAACAAGAACCTGCATCTTCCGGTCAGTCATCTGAATCATCTTCCTGGTGCCATGGGTGAACATGAGTTCAGAGACCATGGACCCAAGCAAGATCAACTCTCGAAACAGATCGGTCATCCGTCTAAGTTTGACAGCAAGAATCATCCGATCATGATCGGTGTGAATCACCGTGGTGAGGCTCATGTTATGGAGGGGAATCATCGCCTGGCGTACGCCAAGAGACACGGGATATCGCATATCCATGCCGAAGTAAAGTACTACAATGGCGGCGAGACGCATCCTGGTCCTCACTCTCCACAGTCTCTTCTGAAATTGCACAAAAGCGATTCTTGACAAAACATTTTTGTTTACGACTCCGACCGACGTGGTAAGATGCCATAGTCAGATCTTATACGGAGACGTCTTCAGATGGGAAGCCACTACAGCAATGCGCAGGACGTTGGAGCGCTGCGTGATTCCGCCAATGCGATGGTCAGGTCCTTGATGGCCAGAGTCGAAGAGCTCTCCGTCGAGAAGGGTCGTAACGTCGTACCGATTCTCTACTATCGCGGCTACAGTGGCGCAGCCCTAGCCACCGCAATTCTTCTAACTGCGCCGGAGCGGTTCGCCGACTATCTGACGATGGTCTATGTCCGCAAGGAAAATGAAGATTCGCACGGTGACAAAATCGAGTATCATGTCGGCGAAGCTGCCCGCGTCAGCGGACCAAAGGTTCTTATGCCGGTTTTCGTCGATGATTTTATCAGTTCCGGCGAGACCTACTATAAAGCCACAGTCGGACTGAAGAAATATCTCGATGGTTCGGGCTATCTCATCTTTGGTGGATTCCCGATCGTAGGTCCCTATCAGTTGCTGCAGCGCGGCGAAATTCGCCTCGGTCTGGGATCAGGAATTTCAGTCGGTCCCGACTGCATCGGCGGCGGAAAAGGTCAAGAGATTCAGATCGCGGACCGCTACTTCTGACCCAATAAGTCGCATTAGCACAACGGAAAGTGCAGTCGTCTTCTAAACGACGGATGAGGGTTCGATTCCTTCATGCGACGCCAACACGAAAGAAAGCCATGAAAACTTCAGACACGCAATATAGAAACGAAATGGAGTTCCCAATGGAGGAGCTCGCTTCGGTTTTGGCTGATCTCGGTTTCAAAAAGGAGCGGCTTTCTGACCATGAACTGGTTCAGATTGCTTCTCGGAAGTTGAAGTCTCTTGGTGCTATCGCCAAACTTCAACTGTCGGAGGGTCTCTTTGAGGTCCTTATCAACGACTGATGGGCGAGATGAAGAAACTTTGGGCTGCACAGCTCGAACTGCTGTGCGACATGTATGAGGCCGATGGAGCTACACCGGAAGCCGCCTACGAACGAGCTCTTCGTGATGTCGACTACGCACTATCCGAGTGCCTGTCGGAGCAAATTGAGATTTTGCGCAATGAGATGTACGTTGCAGAGAATAATGGGCCGCGAGTCTAATGCTCGCATGGTGCAGCGGCAGACCTTTAATCTGCTGGCAAGAGGTTCGATTCCTCCGCGGCCTTCATAGGGTCTCCAACGGGATAAATAGGTCACCAAACCTTATCTCGTTGGAGACTTCTCAACATGCACTACACCGTCTATCGGATCACTCATCTAGAATCCGGGAAGGTGTACGTAGGGAAGCACCAGACTGAAGATCTGGCTGACGGCTACATGGGTTCAGGGAACCTCATTCGTAGAGCGGTAAAGAAACACGGTCTGGAGGCTTTCAAGAAGGAGATTCTCCACGTCTTCGAGACCGAGGAGGAGATGAACGCCAAGGAGAAGGAGCTCGTCACGGATGAGTTTTGCCTTCGTGAAGACACCTACAACATCTGTCCTGGCGGCAAAGGCGGCTGGGGCTATGTGAATCGTGAAGGCCTTGGCGGAACATTAGGACTTAGTCCATCTCCTGCTCATAGACAAAAACTTTCGGAAGCGACAAAGAGAGTTTTTGAAAATGACGAGTTTAGAGCTCTTTTTAGTCGCAAACTTTCTGATAGAATGAATAAGCACTATCAGAACGGTGGACAAAACGGGTTTCTTGGCAAAACACACACTGATGAATTCAAAAGACGCATGCGAGACATGCACAAAACTCACAACCTCAAATATGACAATTGCTCTGGTCGAATTAGAGTGACGAATGGTATTATTAACAAAGCCGTTTTGCCAGATGAAATTCCACCTGGCTTTGTTCGCGGCCAAACGAACAAAAAGAAACAGGTGCTCTTAGCTTAGTGGTCTAAAGCCGGCTGTCAAATTGGTAGGCGAAGCCGGCGGGGCGCACCATTGTTTACACCAGCCGACCGGCGTGATAGGATCGCGAAATGGAAAAGAAACGCTATATCTACGCTGTCGGGGATGTCCATGGTCGCTTCGATCTCATGCAGATCGCTGAGCGCCGCATCGATGAACATATCGCGTCTCACGATGCGACTGCCGTGGTGATCTTCCTGGGTGACTACGTCGATCGCGGTCCTCAGTCGAAAGAAGTTGTCGAACGTCTTATGGAGATGACGAAGGATAATCCTTCGTGCATCGCCCTCAAGGGAAACCACGAGGATATGATGATTGACGCCATCACCGGTACCGGTATTTCACTCTGGTGGCAGAATGGTGGAGATGCTACTATGACGTCATACTCCAATGATGTCCCAATGGAACATATTGACTGGATGAAGGACCTGCCGACCATGGTCAAGGATGATCAAGGTCGTGTCTACGTTCATGCTGGTCTGATGCCCGATGTCTCAGCCGACGATCAACAAGACGAGTGGAACCTGTGGATCAGGGATCGTTTCCTGAATGCGCGAGCTGATCAGTTTGATGTACCACACATCGTGCACGGTCATACGCCATACCACTACAGCAAGAAACCTGACGCGCCGGAGTTGCTGCCGCACAGGACCAATCTGGACACAGCTGCGTTCCACACTGGTATTCTGACAATCGGCGTCTTCGATGCCGATGAACCCGGTGGTCCGATTGAAATCATCCAAGTCAAAGGAGACTTTGCATGATCCGAGAAGCGTATGAAGAGAAACCCTTCATCGATCTGCGAGGCCCAGACGGAAACGCCTGGTTCCTCCGCGGAACTGCAAAGGTCTATGGCCGTCGTCTTGGATGGTCAGAAGAACAAATCGAAAAGGTCGACGCTGAAATGACATCAGGCACCTATTTGGTTCTCATTGAGGTGTTCGACAAATACTTCGGAGAGATGGTCGATCTGATTCGATAATTAAATCATTAATGCCGCGTAGCACAATGGTGGTGCAACACGCTTTGAACGTGGAGGTTGTACGTTCGACCCGTACCGCGGCATCCATGCCAGTGTAGTCCAATCAGGTAGAGGCGCTCGTCTCAAAAGCGAGATGTTGTGGGTTCGAATCCCACCACTGGTACCAACTGCGGGAAAAAGGGTTCGTAGTACCGCGTTAGTCACCGTTCCCACGAGGAACCCCGAAAGACCCACAGCGGACTTGATCCGTAGGATGCTCTAGTGGGGACGGTGCAACTTTTATGCCCATGTAGTGCTAATAGGAACACGGGCCCCTGGTAAGGGTCAATCGTCGGAGCGTAACCGGCCTTGGGTACCATTTAGTTGTTTACAACGCCGAACGGCGTGATAGAATTCTTATAACATCGAGCATATGGGAACCATGATGGAACCGAACGAATATCCGGGAGTCAAGGAAATCGACTCTGACATCGCAGACGCCGAGCGCAGGCTCGCCGAACTGAAGCAGGCTCGCGAAGTCGCTTTGGCTCAGGCTGAAGCCGAAAAGGAAGATGCTCCGCGTCTCATCAGTGAACTGGTCGATGCTGCCTACGCCAAGATTGCGGAGGCTGAGAAGATCGCAGATCGGACCGGAACTTCCTTTCGCTTCTCCCTTGAATACGGAATGGGCGGCGAATACCGGCCTGCCGGTTCAAAGGATTGGACTAATTCTTATGAGGAACGGACCGTTGGTTCTTGGTCCTCTTCCAGCAGCGACTGTTAAGGAGAATATCATGACCGACACACCTGTTATGTCCTATACCGCGGCTTGTGACTACGTGACCAAGACGGTCCGTGAGGCGGTCGCCCTTCTGGAAGCTGCCCGCGAGGTCAGTAATCGGATCGGTGGAACTGAAGAGTTCCGCGAAGAGACCGTCAATCTCTTCAGGACGCTTGAGATCATCCATGATGTGACTGAGTGGAACAGTTCGAACTGCTACGGCGAAGATCCCGAATGGAGTTCCAGCAGTTCCGACTGCTAGTCAGAAACCACGAGAGGAGAGACCCGTGGAGAAGAGAGAAATTCTGCTGGTCGGTTCGGTCCCGTTCATGTTCTACGAACTGAGCGAGGCCGCCCGCGACTACGTCAAGAAGACCAGACCGGTCTTCAAGGACATCGACGCCATCGCCGACCATGACACCAGTCAGTGGTTCGTCGTCCACCTCCAGAAGTGCAAGACCTACTACCCCGCGGACAAGGGCAAGAAGATCCTCGGTCACGGTGGTCAGTACGCGCACGTCGAGGTCGAAGTCGCCTGGGAAGACTCAACGGCCAAAGAGCTGTTCGATCTTGTTAAGGGAACTCCTGAACTACAATACAAGGTGATCAACGGCGATGCCCGGATGATCATCCCGACGATCGACGTCCTGTACGCCCTGAAGATGAGTCATCGGTTCAAGAAGAACACTCCTCACTTCTTGAAGACTCGTTCTGACATCCTGTGGATGGAGCAGATGGGCGCAAAGATTCCGCTGGTTCTGTTGGATTGGTACAAGCGGCGCGAAGCCGAGACGTATGCGTACGGTCACCCGAAGTTGAACACCACCAAGGCGGAATTCTTCGGTCGTGAGAATGATGGGTTCTACAAGTACGACCACGACTCGATCCACGTCGCTTTGGCGCGCAGGATGTTCAATGATGTTCCGGCCTACGAACACTTCAAGCCGAACACGTCTCAAGTCCTGACGTCACGGACTATGTTTGAATCGCTCGCGCAGAAGATCCGCATCCGGGCAGTCTTTGAAGAGTCCTGCGTCCTGGCACTGGAACGGTCTCAAGTGCCGCATCCGAACACTCCGGTCAAACGGAGTTTCGATTTGGCTCTCGAGAAGGTCTGCACCAGCATCACTTCTGGCTGGTTCCGTGAGTACGCTTGGCGCCATTATAACGACGTCCAACTGATGTACGCGAACCAACCTAAGCACTACAAGGACGTCTTCGACGAGGCCCTCTTCGCTGGAGAAATCCTGCCCTACAACGGCTGATTGGTGAAATGGATATCATCCCGCCCTCCGAAGGCGGAGTTAGTGGCTCGAATCCGCTATCAGCCTCCACTGTTTACCGCGCGTCATAAATACCATCAGTAATGCTGGATCAATGGAGGGCGTATGCGGAAACTGAAGGTCTATCACGGAACTAATGCTGGGTTTGATCGGTTCGATCAGTCCAAGGCTCGAATTCCAAATGACTTTTGGGGTGGCGGTGTCGCCTATTTCACTGATGACTTTGGAGTTGCTGAGACCTATGCAGCTTCTATGAAGCGGTCTAAGGGTGGTGACAAGATCGTTTACGAGGTCGAGCTACGCATCGACAAGATGTTCGATGTAGACGAGACGTTCACAGGGAAAGAGCTCACCAAGTTCTTCAAGAAGAGGGACTCTGAGGACTTCGCGCGAGGAGCAGGACTTCTCCGTCTCGGTGCCGATAAGTACTCGGTCTTGGATGACCTGGAAGAGGGCAGATTAGTCCTCACCGGGTCGGAGATCTTTTACGGTCTCTCCAAGGGTATGGTCTACACGGCTAAGGCACGGAAGCGGCTTGAAGAGCTTGGTTATGACGCGCTTCGCTATAATGGTGGAGTCAATATGTCCATGGCAAAGAAGCACAATGTCTATCTGACGTATAAGGCTGCCAACGCCGCCATCAAACAGCGATCGATCATCGACGCAAGCGGTAATGTCTACAAGAAAGCTGCATAAAATTCTTGTTTACGTCTGCGATCCGTGTGATAAGATACTTTCTAGATTATGTCTCGGCCGACGGAGCGAAAGCATAGCGGCACGGTGGCTACGAACCACTGATGAAGGAGTTCGACTCTCCTCCGAGACTCCATTTTTTGTAGATAATTAGTTCAAGTCCTGTTGGTGTAACGAAGAGCACGAGAGTTTCCTAAACTTTTGGTCGGGGTTTGATTCCCTGACAGGACGCCAAAGTTTGATCCATACGACCGAGCAAGAGAACGGGCCCGCCTGTTAAGCGGAGATGGCCAGGAGCGTTACCTGGGTATGGAGCCATTTCGATCCGATTGGTGTAAAAGTAGCTCACTTGCGTGACATGCAAGAGGCGGAGGCGCGATACCTCCATCGGATACCACTTTAGTCAGACATTTTGACTATGGCTTGCACGTATAAAAAGTAGTACGTCTGTGTTACATACAGAAGGACGGGGCGCAATACCTCGGCGAGCTACCAACTCACGGAGAGACGAATGAGCGGCCCGATCAATATCGAAAGCACCGTGGCTTCTACGGCCGGTCTCCTTTACAATTCAGTCGCTATTGAGTCCGAGATCACTGAATCCGCAAGGATTGGTGGCCGGGCTCTTGTGGTTTATAGCACCGTCGAAGGATCCGGTCTTGTCCACGGAATGGCTGTTGTCATTCAAAGTAATGTGTCGGGAAGCGCTGAAGTTACTGACGATGCGAGAGTCACAAATTGCACGATTCAGGACACTGCCCTGATTTACGGCTCTTCGATCATTGATAGTTCTACAGTGGGCGGAACCGTCCATGTCGGAGATAATGCTTGCATCTCCAATTCTACGATTATCGGCGCTGCCAAGATCGTAGGACCTGCCTACATTCAGTCTGACAATGACTGGGGTCACATCGATGACCACCGGGTCACTTGGTTCACCGATGTCAATGGCAACATTGTCTACATTCTAGATGGTGGTCTACCAATCACGTCCATCAATCTTTTGCCAACAGACGCCCAAGAGGCAGTCATTGCTTCCGTTCAAGCGAAGCGCGCTTAGTAAACACAGAAGGTGTTCGTCGAAAAAATTTGGCCCGGATGGCGGAAAGGCAGACGCAACCTTCTTAAAAAGGGTTCATTGGGAGTTCGAATCTCTCTCCGGGTACCATTTTCCAATTTACACCGCTGAAGATCGTGATAGAATCCTATCATGAATGTTTTCTACCTTTCATCGGGGCCGTGGGAATGCGCCCAATATCATTGCGACAAGCACGTCGTGAAAATGGTCGTTGAGTATGCGCAACTTCTGTCTACTGCACACCGTATGCTAGACGCTGACGTTATTACAGCTGAATTCGCTGATGGTCTCTATAAGAAGACACACGTCAATCATCCTAGCGCCGTTTGGGTCCGTTCGTCACGAGACCATTACGATTGGCTCTACACTCTATTTGTCGCTCTTTGCGTAGAATACACGTGGCGATATAAAAGGGTGCATTTGACATGGATTAAATTGAAGCATTTGCTTGAAACTCCACCAGTCAACATTCCTGACGCTGGATTTACTCCACCGCCGCAGGCCATGCCCGACGAATACAAGAACGAAGACACTATTGCGGCTTATAGAGCCTACTACCTCGGTGCTAAAAGCGCCATTCTGAAATTCACTCGCGTTCCTACGCCCCAATGGATACTGGAGAGCCAATGAATCGGCAAGAAATCTTTGAGACAGTGTCTCGACATCTATTCGCGCAAGGGCGGCGGTCGAGTGATAAAGATGGTGGATGTCTTTATCGCGGTCCCTATGGCACTTCCTGCGCTGTGGGCTGTCTGATTCCTGATGAAAACTACACAGACAGAATGGAATTTCAGGCAGTCGATTCGTTGATCATTAATCAGAAAGACCGCGGTTATACGCTTCCTTCGGACATTATCGAACATCAGCATCTACTGCGCGAGCTTCAATGCATTCACGACGCCGAGAATTCTTGGGACAATGAAAATTGTCTGCGTGCTGAATTAATTCGGCTTGCGATTACTACCAAGCTTGATTCAAACTTCCTCGACACTCTTAAATTTCCGGAGAGCCAATGACCAAGAAAGTTACCGTCACCCTCGAAGAGGATGGTCCGCTGGATATCGTCTATGAGACCTACACCTCGGATGGTTGGCGCCAATCGGCGACCATGCATCTCCTGAACAAGGGAGACACGCGCACCGTCGTGGTCCACGGATTCCAAAGGATCAGCGTTCAGGAGGACGCCTACAGCCTCTAAACACCTTCTCCCTGACTAGACGTTTGTCGCTCCTGGTATCGCGGAGCGGAGGATAAATACCTCCGTTCCAAAGATACCAGGAGATTTTTTGTGACCGAAGTCTATCTTTCGCCAAACTTCACTCTGCGTGAATTCACTCGTTCGCAGAACGCCTCTCGTTTGGGCATCAGCAATCAACCGACGCCCGAGCATCTAGAGAACATGAAACTTCTCTGTCGCCATGTCCTTGAGCCTATCCGCGCCTATTACCGTAAGCCATTGGCTCTTTCGTCTGGTTACCGCTCTAAGGAGCTGAACGCCAAGACGCCGGGTTCTTCTTCTACTTCCCAGCATTCCACAGGCGAGGCAGCCGACTTCGAAATCGCGGGAATCCCAAACATTGACGTCGTCAAGTGGATCAAGGCGAACCTTCAGTTCGACCAGTGCATCCTTGAGTTCTACGTCCCAGGTGATCCGAACAGTGGATGGGTACATTGCTCTTACGAGTCCAAGGGTCCCCAACGCCGCGAAGTTCTTACTGCGACCCGTGTCAACGGCAAGACTGTCTACACCAAAGGTCTCCCGAAGTAAAATCTTCGGGAGCTAAATTCTTTTCTCAAGTCTGCTCTAGATGTGTTAGTATAGACCTTCAGAGATAAGACTCGGAGCCATCCTTGACATCGAATTACTTCTACACATCCGTGCATAGACGCGGCAACACCCTGTTTGTGCGTGGATACCGTGACGGTAAGCGCTATCAGGAAAAGGTTAACTACAAGCCGTATCTGTTCATTCAATCGAAGGATACGGACAAAGCCTTGTTCCGGAGCTGCATCAGCGGCGAACCGGTTGCTAAGAAGCGCTTCGAGAACATGAAGGAAGCTCGTGACTTCATCGAGCGCTACAAAGAGACCCACGGTCTCAAGATTTTCGGATACGACAAGTTCGAGTACGTCTACATTTACGACGAGTTTGGCTCAGACGTCCAATTCGATCCGGAATTGATCCGCATCGCATCCGTAGACATCGAGGTCGGTTTCAACCTTGACGAGAATGGTGAACCTATTGGTGGTTTTCCTGATCCGATGAAGGCTGAAAATCCAATCACCGCGATCACCCTCTCAATGAACGGGCAACGGTACACGTTTGGTTGCGGAGACTTTCAACCTAGCGCCAAAAACGTTCGGTACTTCAAGTGTGCCGATGAATACGCTCTCATTTCGTCGTTCCTCGAGATTTACAAAAGCCTCGATCCAGACGTTCTAACTGGATGGAACATCGAAGGATTCGACGTTCTGTACCTCGTCAATCGGATCAACCAGATCCTGGGCGAAGGTCAAGCTGCGCGGTTGTCGCCGTGGGGAATGCTTGAGACGCGTCAGATCGAGATTCGCGGTAAGACCGTCCAGTTCTACTTCCCAATCGGCGTCGCGATTCTCGACTACATGCAGCTCTATAAGCGGTTCTCCTACAAGAACCAAGAGTCGTACGCTCTCGGTTTCATCGCGCAGGTCGAACTAAAGCGTGAAAAGTTAGACTACTCCGAATACGGCGATCTTCACACCCTCTACCTCAGAAACTTCCAAAAGTATTGTGAATACAACGTCCTTGATACTGAGCTGGTTGACGAACTTGAGGACAAGATGAAGTTCATCCAACAGGTCTTCTCAATGGCCTATTCCGCTGGAATGAACTACGGCGATGCTCTTGCGTCCGTACGTCCATGGGAGATCATCTGCCACAACTTCCTTATGGATCGCCGTCAGGTGGTTCCAGTCAAGAATCCTTCGAACGTCCGTGACGAGTACGACGGCGGCTACGTCAAGGAACCACAGATTGGCATGCACAAGTGGGTGGTCTCGTTCGACTTGAACTCACTGTACCCGTCGATCATTCGCCAGTACAACGTGTCGCCTGAGTGCCTTATGGGCAAGGTCGACCTTGGCATGTCGATCGACAAAATGCTGGTCGGCGGACTCGATGAATTCAAACCGATGATGCTCGAAAATGACGTCTCGATGTGCGTCAACGGTACCTTTTACTCAAGAGCAAAGCAGGGCTTTATGTCTGAACTTTGCGAGAAGATGTACAACGAGCGCGTCGAGTACAAGAGCAAAATGATCGCAGCCAAGCGCGAGAAAGAAAAGCTCAAGGATGATCCTGTTCGTGAAAAGGAACTGACCAAACTCATTGCTCAGTTCAATAACCAGCAGATGGTCCGCAAGATCTTCTTGAACTCGCTCTATGGAGCCATGGCGAACCGCTACTTCATGTTCTACGACGTCGCCATGGCTGAGGCGATCACTCTAACTGGGCAGCTCACGATTCGTTGGATCGCTGACAACATCAACGCCTACCTCAATAAGCTCCTCAAGACCAAGGATGTCGACTACGTCGTAGCTTCAGACACCGACTCTATCTACGTCACGCTTGCTGCGCTAGTCGAACAGGCAAAGAAGGGCGCTGATCTTGACGAGGTGCTTGAATTCCTCATCAAAGTATGCGACAAGGGTCCAATTCAAGACTTCATCAACGAGACGTACGCCAAACTTGCGGATACGGTCAATGCGCGCGAAAACGTCATGGCGATGAAGCTTGAAAAAGTGTCCGACAAAGCCATCTGGCGCGGTAAGAAGATGTACATCCTCAACGTCCGTTGGGACGAAGGTGTGACTCTGAATGAACCTGAAATCAAGGCATCTGGCATCGAGTCCGTAAGGTCATCTACGCCAAAAGTTTGTCGCGAAAAGATCAAAGCCGCGCTAAAGGTCATCATGCAGGGTGAACAAGATGAGCTTCACTCATTCGTAGCCGACTTCAGAACCGAGTTTCTTGGTCTTGATTGGGAGTCTATCGCGTTCCCGCGCGGCGTGAATGAAATGAATAAGTGGGAGGACAAGTCGACGATCTACAAGTCGGGTACGCCGATCCATGTCAAGGGTGCTTTGATCTACAACAATCTTATCAAGAAGAAGAAGCTCGAGACCAAGTACCCATTCATCTTCGAAGGTGACAAGGTCAAGTTCGCTTACCTGCGTCAGCCAAACCCGTACAACATCACCGTGATTACGAGCCTCGACGTTTTACCGAAGGAATTCAACCTTGATTCGTTCGTCGACCGTGATAAGCAGTTCGAAAAGACCTTCCTGAGTCCGATTGAGTCGATCACCAACGTGATCGGTTGGACCACAGAAAAGCGCGCGTCACTAGAAGATTGGTTCAATTAGGAGAACACAATGACTACCAAGACCAAGGAAAAGCCAGAAGAATTCGATTTTGGCTTCGCACATATCGACAACACCTTTGAGACTCGTGAAATAGCTGAAGAGGCTCATACGCTTCTACAGCGTCAACTTCAGGCGACTCGTGAGCACATGTTCGGCGTCAAGGATCTGGTTGATCCGCTTCTGAAAAAGCTCGAAGGCAAACCGGGTCAAGACATGATTCAATGGCCGTACGACGTTCGACAGAAGGCTATTTCTGATTTTCGCCAGCGTCTTTGGGATTACCTTAAAGCACGTCCAAAGGGACTTGGTGCCGCAGAGTAAATTCTATCGCTTTACTTCGCCCGTTGTGATATGATCTCAAATATGAAAGGACACCAATGTCAGATTTTATCAATGCTCTTCTCAAAGAAGTCGGCGACGAATACACGTCTATCGCCGACAATGCCGAATCCGCCGGTGAGGTAAGTGGCTGGATCGATACCGGTTGTCTGATGCTGAACGCCTTGCTGTCCGGTGGACTGCTACGAAAAGGCGGTATGCCAGACAACCGAATTATCGGTTTGGCCGGTGAAAGCTCGGTTGGTAAGACCTACCTCGCGCTGTCGATCATCAAGACCTATTTGGACGCTGACCCGAAGAACGTCGTGGCCTACTACGACACGGAAGCGGCGATCAACAAGGCCCAACTAATCAGCCGCGGCATCGACCCGAAGCGGGTCATCATCGCCGAGGTCGACACCCTCCAGAACTTCAAGACTCACTGTCTCAAGACGATCGATGCCTATTCGAAGGTCATGGGTAAGGACAAACCGCGTCTGTTGATGGTCCTCGATTCGCTTGGAATGCTGTCCACTTCGAAGGAAATGGCAGACTCCACCGAGGGCAAGGACGTCAAGGACATGACTCGTCCACAGATCGTTCGTGCAGTCTTCCGTACGATCACTCTGAAGGCGGCTCGTGCGCGAGTTCCTTTGATCGTGACGAACCACGTCTATGTCGGCGTCGGAATGTACCCGACCAATGAGGTCTCGGGTGGCGGTGGCTTCAAGTACGCCTGTTCTGCGATCATCATGCTCGGCAAGTCGAAGGACAAGGACGGCATGGAGGTAGTCGGTAACTTCATTCGAGCCAAAAACTACAAGTCGAGGTTCGGTAAGGAGAACGCCCAAATCTCTATGAGGCTGTCTTACAAGACCGGTCTCGACAAGTACTACGGGTTGCTCGAACTCGCCGAGCGACACGGCATCTTCAAGAAGGTGTCGACACGTTATGAACTGCCGGATGGCCGTAAGGTCTTTGGTAAGTCCATCAACGAAAACCCGACCGAATACTTCACTGAAGAAATCCTTGACCGGCTCGAGAAATGCGCCGTTCAGGACTTCTCGTATGGTGATCATGACGATGGAGAGGCAGATGACGCCGACCTTGCGAACATCGTGGCCGACGACGAAGACACCCTGGTCGTCGATCCCGAGCTCAAAGACTAAATCAGTCGGAAGTTATGGTTCACTAGAGGACACCTATAGCCGCGAAGAGATCTTGCGTCTCTTCGCGGTGGTCCCCTGTGGAACTTTCAAGCGGCTGAACTATCTCGGACCTAGTCGTCGAGTACCCGCCAGAGGACTGGCGCTAAAGCGCGTCCTCGATCCATGGCTCACTGACCAATAAGGACATCAATGAAGTTTGACCATATGGTTTTGGCGCGTCTCGTTCACGACGAGATGTACGCCCGTAAGGTTCTTCCGTTCCTGAAGTCGGACTACTTTCAGGATCACGTGGATCGCGCGATCTTTTCGACCATCGACTCGTACGTCAAGACATACAATCGTTCACCGTCGAAAGAAGCGATTACCATTGACCTCGAAAAGGTCAAAGGTCTGTCTGACGATCAGTACAAGGAAGGTGTCGATGTCATCCAGACACTCGCTGTCGACACCGTAACTGACATCGACTGGATGGTGGATAAGACCGAGTCCTTCTGCAAGGACAAGGCGGTCTACAACGCGATCATGGAGTCGATCCAGATCCTGGACGACGAGAAGCGTGGCAATGAGTCCATCTCAGCGGTTCTCGAGGACGCCCTCGCGGTTACATTCGACACGGCAATCGGTCTCGACTTCATTGAAGACATCATGGCCCGGTACGACTTCTACCACACCAAGGAGAAGCGGATCCGGTTCAAGATCGACTACCTGAACAAGATCACTGCCGGCGGTCTTCTGCCGAAGACTTTGACCGTCCTCATGGCCGGCACTGGCGTCGGTAAGACCCTTGCCATGTGCGACATGGCAGCCGGTCACTTGCTTGACGGTCTCAATGTTCTCTACATCACCAATGAGATGTCAGAACAGCGGATTGCCGAGAGGATCGACGCGAACCTTATGAACGTCACGATGGATGAACTCCGTGTTCTTCCGCGCGACGCGTTCGAGAAGAAGGCCCAGCGCGTCAAGGCTCGCGCCAAGGGTCGATTGATCATCAAGGAGTACCCGACCTCGACGGCTTCGGCAGCCAACTTCCGTTACCTCCTGCACGAATTGAAGCTCAAGAAGAACTTCATTCCGGATGTCATCTACGTAGACTACATCAACATCTGTGCCTCGTACCGGCTAAAGGGTAACGCCAACGCGAACTCCTACACCGTCATCAAGGCCATCGCTGAAGAGCTTCGCGGTCTGGCTGTGGAGTTCAACGTTCCGCTGGTGACGGCTACCCAGGTGAACCGCGAGGGTTACAAGAGCTCAGACTTCGGACTTGAGGATACGGCCGAATCGTTCGGTCTACCGGCAACGGCTGACCTCTTCTTGGCTCTGATCCAGACACCAGAGCTGGCTGAATTGAACCACATCCTGTTCAAACAGCTCAAGAATCGTTATGGCGACATTGGCCGTTACCGGACCTTCGTGGTCGGGGTGGACAAGAGCAAGATGCAGCTCTTTGATGTCGAGGACTCAGCCCAGGCAGGATTGCATGAAGGCCCGGTGATGGACAACAGCAAGTTCGGTCAGCGTACCAAGGACGAGAGACCAGACTTCAGTGCCTTCGATGGTATTAGCTAACGATAATTTTACCTCTGTGAACGGCACGGTGTGATATAATGATCATATCATCCAGTACGGGGCGTAACACATCGTGCCATTCATACTTAAGGAATCGGACCGCGCACTGACGCGCGAGGTCACCGCGTCCTCTGCCGTAGCCCATCGAGATAATGGGCGCCACCCACTCAATAACGCTAAGATGCTCCAATGGTGCATTGACACCCTTCGCGCGTCTGATCATATTGAGCTTCCAGAAAGCGTCACCGTCAGAATGTGCCGGTTGCGCCAGAAGAATACGCTTGGCTGCCATAGGACCTTCAATGACACCGATCATCTCATTGAGATCGATGTCCGAAAGATTCAAGATCAATCACGACTAAATTTTGAAGCGTACAAAACCGTCGAGGGTCTTTGTCACGAATTGGTTCACGCCGAACAGCAACTTCACGGTCGGTTTAGGACGGTTTACGACAAGTCCGTTTATGGATGGCGCACCTTTTATAAAGACAAGGAATACGCCCGACCGAAAAACACACAAGAGTATTTGGAACTGCCATGGGAAGCGGAGGCGTATGGTCGCCAGGGCACATTGGCCGCGTTTCTATGGGACCAAATCGCGGTTCATGGAAAGAAATTGTTTACATAGCCGGAAATTGTGATAGGATGTTCTTCTGGTGAAGGAGAGAACATCATGACGGACATCGGAAAGACCATCACGGAAGTCTACATCTCCACTGGTGCGCAGAATGTCATGTACACTCTGCGTCAGTCGCGGTCGAACCGCTACTTCACCACGGACTTCTACATCTGCAATCTGTCGCTCGATCTCGAGAAGGCCATCGCCAAGGCTCGGGACTATTTCGAACGGATCCACTACAAGCACGAGTTTGGAGAAGTCTTCTTCAATGACTGCCCTGAATACGATCCGCGCGAACGCCGGAAAGGCATGACGGCCAAACAGACCGACGCCGTTGACGAAATTGAACGCGGTTTCTTCCCGTTCGGTAAACATCGTGGAACGAAAATAGAGGACGCGCCCGACGGGTACGTCCTTTGGTGGGCAGATAAGGCCAATGAAGAGGACGTGGTCGTCAAGGCTCTTGCGTCCTTCTGCATGGGCGTCGCGCTGGAACGGAATTTGATCGCCAAGCGCGAAGAGAAGCGTGCCGAGTGGGATGCTCGTGATCGAGCCTCCAACCATGTCGGGGTTGTCGGAGAACGACTGACTTTCGAGAATGCAGTAGCCATCTCGATCTATCACAAAGCTAGCGACTATGACGACGGTTACTGGATCAACAAGTTCCAGATCGGTGATGACATCATTGTCTACTACGGCAAGAAGCTCGCTGAAAAGGGAGACACGGTCACCCTCAAGGCGACGATCAAACGCCACAATGAGTGGGAAGGCAAGAAGACCACCGTGATCCAACGCCCGAAGGTTCTCTAATGCGCCGAAATGATGTAGTCGCTCCCAAAAATGATCTCTTTGTCCTTTATGGACGTGTCAACCGTGTATTGCCCAACGATCAAACAGTAAATTTTCTCTTGATGAGCTATTTACACGGATCATAGAATATGATATGATCTGGATTGAACAACAAATCGTTCTAAAAAAGATCGATGATTATCAACAAGGACAACGTTATGAAAGAAGTCAATATTCTGAAAGGAGGTCGGTCCGCGGTGTTTCTCATCGCGGACCCGTGACTGCACTTTGGTCATGAAGCAACCTGCACCAAGTTCACCATGCCGGACGGCGTGACTCCGTTGCGCCCTTTCGCCTCCGCGCAGGAGATGAACGAGGAGATGGTCCGTCGCTGGAACGCGAAGGTCCAACCGCATGACAAGGTCTACGTCCTGGGTGATGTGGTCATCAACAAGAAGTTCCTGCCGATTCTGGACGAGCTGAACGGTACCAAACGTCTGGTCGCCGGCAATCACGACATCTTCGGCACTGACAACTATCGGAAGTACTTCAAGGAAATCTATGCCTGCCGTGTGCTGGCGGATATGATCCTGTCGCACATTCCGATCCATCCAGATTCGCTGACGACGCGTTTCGGAACGAACGTCCACGGCCACCTGCACGCGCATGAGGTCACGATCGAAGTTCCGGTCAGGATCGAAAACAACATCATGTTCGGTCCTACTGCTATCGTTGAGAGGGTCTATGACCCTCGATACATGTGCGTCTCGGTGGAACATGTTGATTACGCGCCTATCTCTCTGGAGGAAGCGCGTGAAAAGATCAAGGCGCGTCAAGAAGCGGCGGGATACGAACCGCCTAAGGCATGGGGCAATGGCTCTGGAGCAATGTGATGGCTGATAAGCAAATGATCGATAAGACCGCTGTCAGAGACTCTGGTGCCTGGAAGATGTACTGCATCGTTCCTCAAGAGATCGTCGATCTCGCTGAGGCAGCAGGAAATGTCCGTGGAAAACTGATGGCTCAATCCGGCCATGCGTTTCTTCACGCTTGGTGGGACGCCGATCGGTTCTTCCCTGAAAATGCAAAGGCCTATCGCGACAGTGAAAGGGCCTACAAGATCACGCTCGTCGCGCCATACGGCTACGATCTGTTTAAACTCGGAATCAAGTACGGCTCCTTTACTGGCAGCAGTTTGGTAGAGGACTCGGGCTTTACTGTTTTCGATGGGCCGACCGTGACTTGTCTGGGAATTGGACCAATCAACGTCGACGACATCGGTCCGGATCTTAAAGCGCTCAAGACGCTTCGCTAAGAGTTACAACAACTAATTGAGGGACCATTGCGGTCCCTTTAATTTTGTCTGGAATTAGACTCAAACTATCTTAGTCACTGATAAGTAGCCGGAAGCAGATCATCTCGGTCTGCTAACCGGAGACTAAGATGGAAGCCGCCTCGGCGTTCGTCTCTCGGGCGACCTTGAAGGCCGCCGTGACGAACCCAGATTCTAAGCGACACGTCGCTAAATACCTCACTCCCTTTCTACCAAATCAACCACACCACGCAATTGGAACCCACACGCTTAATCGCAATGTGGGAGACTATGACGCTGGTTCGTTGCTCACGATTATTGATCATTCGATCGATGATAAGAGACACTACGCCACAGTTCAGGTCGTCGGTGCTCGGTCTGAGATAACTATTCCTGTATCGTGGATTCAGAAGCCTGGTTCGTACGTCAATGGCGGGCTGAGCTTCGAATCGGAGCTCGTTGAGCACCTCAATAGACACGGTCTGATGACCGGAGGTGGCGCCGGATGCACCAACGGAAATGACTTCCACTTGCACGGCGATGGAGTTGTTCTCAATGGAGAAGCCAAACAGTCCGTTCGAAAGGCGGCCTTTGGACAGGTCACCCTCCATTACGATTTGGAAAAGGGATGGCACATCGGTGAGAAGGCAGCTTCGAAATACCGTTGTTATGCAAGAACCGTCGAGACTGCCACCGCAGGAGGACGATCCCTTTTACAAAGGTTGAATTCCGAATTCGGTCCACTAGACCGAACCAAGGACAGGAGTTCCAGGAATGTCTACTCTGATGACACATCTCTTGTTCCCATGGCGGCGTATCTACTGGACCATGATGTCGACGTACTGCACGTGGGGTCCCATGGGACTCTTCGTTCCGGCAGGAACAGCGGTTCCCAACTCGATCTTCCGTGGGCCATCGGCGTCGGTTATTTCAGAGTCAGGAACAAGCACCCTGGAACCCTGACTGCTCAATTCAAAGTGAGAGAAATGAACACCTCACCCATCGACATTAGCACCGATGACGGTGCAGAATTTATTAAGGAGAGACTTGTTGCGTGACTTTGAACATCTATTGGAAAACCGTCCTTTCAATTTCAACGGCATCGCTAGTCTTGTATGGCCTATTGCTGATGACGGGGCGTGGACCGGACCAAAAGCTGACTGGGAGAATAACCACTCCAAGAAATACTTCGATCATGTCAGACATAAGAGAGTCGTGGTTACTGCTGGCGGAAACTGCGGAATGTACGCCAGACTTTATGCCCAGATGTTTGAGCACGTCTACGTCTTCGAACCAGATCCGCTGAATTTCCACTGTCTGGTGGTCAACAACCAACTCAATAACGTCTACAAGCTTCAGGCTGCCGTTGGCGATAAAAACGGACGGATCAGAGTCCGTAGAGGACCGGATGTCAATTGCGGCACCCACACTGTCGAATCACATCCAGAGGCCGCTATACCTCTTATGACGATCGACTCACTCGATCTAGATGTCTGCGATCTAATTCAGCTGGACATCGAGGGATACGAGATTCACGCTCTAAGAGGTGCTATTGACACCATTAGACGACATCAACCGGTGGTCATCTGCGAAAACGCGGGCCACTCATCTGATGTCCAGCACTTTATGGCCGACGAAGGATACGCTATTGTCGATCATTCGTCGGCCGATACCATCTATGTCTATCGTCCGGATGGCCCTGCATAAATAACATCACGTGTTTGGGAGATATTGATGGCTGTTAAGAAGAACCTCAAGAAGGCGTTGGAGCCAGTAGACAAGGTTGTTATCAACCCCGAAATCCCTGACAATCAGAACGGATCATCTCCAGTCTCGCCTGACAACAATCCGACATATGCAGTCGAGAACGTATCGTTTCGCGGCCGCTTGAAGAGAGCGTCGAACGCCCGAAAGAACCACTCTCGTATGGAGAGAGGCGCGCGGCTTTGGTTGCATCGAGTAGCCGATTCTGGACATATTGATTCACGGGCCGGCAGAAAGGCGCGCCAGACCTTTAGGCACCGTTTGGCTGGATCCCGTGGCGACAAATATAGTGTGCTTTCAACCGGCGAGAAAATCCACGTCGACTCGCTTCTGGATCCACGTGTTAAGTTGATCAGAAAGTTGGCCAAGAGACTTATTCCGTCCGTTCGTAGAGCAGACGCTGCTCGTCTTAGGACCTTTATGACTGGTGTCCGTGAAGAGACCGAGGTCAATGAGCTCAGTACCGAGCTCTTGCAGCGATATCAAAGAAAGGCCATCATGCGAGCGCGTAGAGGACATCCACGCGGCACTCAGCATAATGGACTCCAGCACTTCTTCAGATCACGCGATAAAATCGTGAATAACGGTGTAAAGGCCTACGTGCAGGCTCAAAAGATTTATGACAAGGCCCACCGATAATGAAGAGACGCAATCCTAAATCTATTGAAGGTGCTATCAGAAATGTTGTGCGTCCTTTTAGAATTAGTCAGGGCGACTTACCTGATGATCAAGGAATCATGACATACCGAATTGCCGGCGGAACGATTACACCAGCAAATAAGCCGATCTATAGTCCTGATCAAGTGAAGAAGAAAATCATCGATTCCTTCACCATCGACACCTCTGCCTTGCGCGATCTTGCCGAATCTTCGACTCCTGAAAAGCGCGGGCTCGCTGTTATGATCGCTTCTAATCTCAATCGTCCTAATATTGACTCGACCTCGATGCTGCGACTAGTTGCTGCGCTATCTTTGATCGAGCTCTCTGACGGCAATGATGCTCTTATGGCAGTCGCGCGCAAGCTTGCGTCGGCTGGCCTTGGACACAAATAAGGAATTACAATGATCGACGAACGCGACCACATTGTTATGCAACTTCGCAAAGCAATTACAATCGGAAAGCCGGTTGTCTTTGAAAGCGGTGAAAGCATTTTGCTTGATGGAAGAGACGCTAAACAGGCGCTTAGACTCCACGAAAAAATTGAGCGTTCGACCGATCGTCGCGCCTTCGAACAAGCGCTTGACGAGTCCTTTGACTCATTTGCTATGGCGATCGGTCATAATCTTGATGAGATGCAATCTGATAATGAGGGCGGCGGCTATCACGGATCGGCTCTGCGCCACGCAAAATATGGAATCACAGGAAACAAAGTCACTACGTCAGAGAGGGCTTATGAAAAGGCCGGATCTGAATTTGCCAAGATGCACCGTCGTGTCAAGCGCGTCACGGGTGAAAAGGATGATCTCAAGGTCCGTAACTTCCTTGACTCTGTTCACGGTCGCCATATTCATGATGCCCAGTTGGGTAAATCGACGACTGGAAGCGAGCTCGATAAACACATCGCGTCGCGACACAAAGAGTTCAGCAAGACATATCATCCGTCTCAGTTCGAAGAAGTTCAGGTCGATGAGGGGCTTCACGCGGTTTATGATGTGCGTCGTGGAGTCTCTACATCGAGTCACACTTCTCTTTCGCGCGCCAAAGACACTGCTGAGCTGAAGCAACAGGCTACTGGTCAAACGGCGCACGTGCATTCTATCGGAGAAGACGGAAAAGTCAAAACGGTACACAAACTTGACCAGAGTGGACGTTGGAAAAAGACTCACAATGTCTTTGAGGCGGTTAAGACAGATGCTGAACGCGCGAAAGAACTGAACGCCAAGGCCAAGAATCTTAAGAAGAACATCGAGCGCCGCCTCAAGAAAAAGGGCGTAACTGAAGAGTTGGTCAATGAGCTCTCTGCAAAAACATTGAAAGCCTACGCAGATAAAGCTGAAAAAGACTCAGATCGACTTGAGAACCGCGCATTTCGTAAAAGCACACGTCCATGGACCGGAAGCCCAAACCAGCGATACGCTTTAGGAGCTGCCGATCACCAGAAGGCAGTAGCCAGATTCAGCAGCGCCGGAAGGGCTAGACGTCTCGCGGCAGCCAAAGAATAAATAAGAAGAACTCAAGGGAGAATTTTTGACATGTCTCAATGGAAGAACACGGATGCTGCAGGTAATTCCGTAAATTACGCCGCGGCCCAGTTCGGCAAGACACCAAACACTGGAAACCAGACTGCTCTGTTCGGTAACACGACAGTTGGAGCGTTCGTGAACGGCGCTGCTGTTGGTGTCTTTGGTGTTGATACCACGGAAATGTCGGTCGGCGGTGGTGCAGTCATTGCAATCACGATTACTGATCCTGGCTCTGGTTATACCGCAAACGGAACGGTCACAATTTCAGGCGGTGGCGGTGCGGATGCTACTGCAAATGCCCAAGCGAACTCTAGCGGTCGAATTGCTGCCGTTAACATCACGGCCGGTGGTTCATCCTACGAGTCCGATCCGACGGTGACTATTTCTGCTCCTACTGCGCAGACGTTCAACTCCAATACGGCCCTAGTTCAAACCGCAACATTCAATGCCAACACGGCGGTTGATGGAGCAACTGAATTCATCACGGTGGCATCGAATCCATTCGTCAACAATGATGTGGTCCAATACCTTGTAGCCGCAGGTAATACTGCAGTTACCGGTCTTACCAATGCTACTAGCTACTACGTAGTCTCGGCAAATTCTACCGGCGTCAAGCTCTCTACGACTCTCGGCGGGGACGCGGCTAATGTGGCGCCGACAGCCGTTTCTGAAACCGGCCATACACTGCGTCGTACTGGTTTCCTAGCCGTTGGTTCGAATAAGTTTACCAATGGTGATATTGTCCAGTATCTAGTTGCCGCCGGTAACACGGCCTTGACTGGACTCAGCAATGCTTCCTACTATTACGCCAAGACAGCCAACAGCACTGGTCTTTATTTGGCCGCGACAGACAATGGACCAATCATTGCTCTGACGCCTGGAGTTACGGAAACCGGTCATAGCCTTACCGGTAAGACGGCAACCGCAGCTGCGGTTATTTCAGGTGCAAAAAATGCTGGTATCGCGCACGCTGGTTGGGTTCTTCGTACAGTCGGAACCGGCGGCCGCGCCGGTCGTGTTACCAATGAAGTTCTCGTCGCCATGGGTTCTATGACCGCTGACGCCGAAGACACGATCCTACCTGACTCGTAAGGTCCCTGAATGACTGATCGCTCAAGGACGATTCTTGATCTCACTGAGATCTTTGGACCCGCAGCCAATGTGTACTTTGTTGTGGAGACCGCCGACGGAACTCGGCGAGTCTCCCTTCAGGGGATTCTGTCCAATTCAAGTTCGAACGTCGTAGTCTCGAACTCACAGGTGCTTTCAGCATACACTAACGTGAACCGCCGAAAGGAGACTCCGGTAACCGGTACTCCAGCTAATACGACCGCGGGCACTTGGTATTACGACGATAACTACCTCTACCTGGCAACAGCCAACAACTTCCTTAAGAAGATTCCTCTTCAAGACTTCTAAGGCCCAGAGTAGAGCGCAAGGCTCAATGAGTTCCATTCTTACAGACGAAAATTTTGTCCTTACTGCTGCGCGCTATTACAATAGCCCTGGGTGCATCGACACTCAGGAGTTCTATGAGGACCTCAATCGATTCAAGTACATTAAGAAGCTATTTCGTCGATATAAGACGAACGGCGATCTAAAGGAACGATTGATTCTCAATCACATTATCGTTCTCAACAACATCTTTGGAGTCGAGGTCGCGACGCGACTTATGTTCTTCAGGCTGGATAAGTATTACGATTGTCTAAAACCCTTCTTAGTCCTGATGGGAAATCTACCCGAATTTGTAGTCGGGGTAAAGAAGGATCCAATCAGAACGCACGAAATCGTCATGGACGAAAACATCGTAGCGAAGCTTAGGAACCTCTAATGAACTGCCTCAAGTGTAAATCTCCAAATCTAGTTCGTCGCCTGATTCATGGATCTGGTGAAGTCGTCGCTACCATGGTCTGCGAATGCGGTGCAGTCCATCTCAAGACAAGACAGGGTCTAGTTCTTCAAGATGGATCATCGGTAGTCCAAAAGACCGTTGCCGAAACGGGTGCTCCGATTAAAACTGACGCCTTCAAAACCGTCGAAGAAGTGCTAAACGCTTCACAATTGAAGGCCTTGATCAAGGATGGTGTTATCCTCGAGTCTGGTAAATCTGATCCAGCTAAGGAAATCGTTGAAGGCGTTTATCTGATCCAGCGATCAGACACCGCGCAATTTGTCACTGTCCGTATTTCGACGCGCGGTAAAATTCTTGGAGTAATGGTAGAATGACTCTAACATACAGAGAATTCGTTAGTCGTCTTTCAGAAGATGCTCCAACCGTCTCGGCTGGAGGTGGTCAGATTGACGGAATCGGAGTCGGCTCTAAGGGTGAACCTGGAGTTCGGTTGAAACCTCCCGGCAAACGACTTAAGACACCAATTCTAAAGAGGAAGCCATGAACTTCTCATTGATCCCATTGCCATACAAGATTCTTGCCGCGGTTGCCGTAGCTGGTGTCTTGACAACCGGCGGCTTCGCAAGCGGCTATAACATTCGCGACACGGCTGCCAAAGCTGACGTAGCCGAGGCAAAGCTTGCTGCAGAAAAAGACAAGTCGGACTTTATGGCAGCAAATGCTGGTCTGAATACGCAAGTCGTCACCCAGTGGCGCGACAAGGTCGTTCCAATTTACATTGAGGGAGCTCGCAACAACGCGCTCGCTGATAACCTTGCGGACACTCAAGAGATGTCCAATGGTGCAGTTTACCTATACGACAAATCTGTAACGGGTGGAGACGCAGATGTAGCAACCGTCGAGGATTCTACTCCTTCGGGTATCAGTCTTAAGGCGGCTATGCCGACCTTTACTGACAACAACACATCCGCAAGAGCCTGTCAAGTTCAGCTCGAAAAGCTCCAAATGTGGGCCAAGGGAATTGAAGACGCTACTGCTGAAAAGCCCAAAAAGAAGGGACTGTTCGACCGATGAAGAGAACCATCCTTATAGTAGTTGCGGCATTCTTGCTGTCAGCATGCGGAACTACCATGTTCAAGCGCGTCCCGATCGTAGCGCCGTCGGAGCTTATGAAGCCACCACCACCGCTTAAACCGCTCAAACCTGTAGAAGCCGAAAAGCCGGTGTCCTAGGACACCGGCTTTTCTTGTAACTGTGCGCGGGTTCTGTCCGGCTATAAATAAAGCACTCGCTGGAGATTCTATATGGCCAAAGAACCATTCTTTACAGTAGCCAAACGAAACGTCATCCGTTTCATTAAGGACTGCTTTACGATCAAGGACGGGGAATCCTGGGACTTGGGTCGAATCATGTGGTTTCTTGGCGCGATGATTTTCAATGCGCTCTCGATTTGGTCTATCGCTCAAGGACAGATCTTTGATCCTATCGCATGGGGAACCGGCTTTGGAGCCGTTCTAGCTGCCGGTGGTATGGCTCTAATGTTAAAAGAAAATTCTGAGCCACAGCCAGAGAAACCGGTCGAAGGACAATAATGTCATCAATAGGACTTATATTTGGCTTCGGTACAATCCTGACATTCATGGCGGCATTGTTCGCTCATCAGCGTAATAAGCAGGCGTTTGATCTTCTGCTGTACACGATTTTTGCATTTATGATGGTCGCTGTTAGTTGGGTGATCTCGTATCTTACAACGTATCCGACGTCCATTATGCACTATCCTATCCAGGATGCGCTGATGGCATTTATAGCGTCTTTAGTGTGGCATTCCAAAAAACAATTGTGGGCTCTAATCCTCATGGTTGTTTTCTTGATTCAAATAGGAATCGTCAGCATGTTTCTGCTGGTTGGTTCTGCTGAAACCCTGTATACCTTTAAGGTGACATATAATCTCATGTTTGCTGTCGTGCTAAATGTTCTTTTTGGCGCGGCTCTTGTGTACATTTTTAAGTCTATGGGATCGCTGAATGCCAATAACGATTGATGTGAGTCAAATTGAATCGTGGGTCGCTATCATTGGCGGTATACTAAGTTTAGGTGGCATTTTATTCGCGGGTAAGGTTAGAGCGTTTTTCGCTAAGCCTTTCATTGCAATTGGTAGGACTCTTACTCATAGTGATATCAACACCAAGCTAGATGACATTATGAAAGAGCTTAAGCCAAACGGTGGTTCGACTCTAAGAGATGCAATTCAGCGTCTCGAGTCGCGTCAGGGAATGCTGACTGCCAAATTCATCGCCATGTTGGATCAGCCAAACAATCCACCCACATTTGAAACTGACGCGGCTGGCAGATGTACTTGGGCGTCATCTTCATATCTCTTAATGATTGGCCGATCCTTTGATGAAATCAGCGGATACGGTTGGACGAATGCGATTCATCAGGACGATTTAGAACATGTTCGCGATGAATGGAATTTGGCTGTGGAGCAAAAAAGAACCTTCGAATTTGTCTACCGCTTTAGACATACGTCTGGTGAATCGATTAAAGTTTCGACACGCGCTATACCTACGGTAGTCCAGAGCGAGGTTGTTGGTTATATGGGATTTATCACGATTCTCAACCGCAAAAAGCCGGTGGCCAATGTCAATTTGACCAACGTCGGCGGCATCTGAATCCTTTCCAATCTTTGAGAAAATTTACCGTCAACCTGGCGCCGGTGAGTGTATAATAGGCTCTATCAGTACAAAAGCAATAGAGTCTTTAAATGACGGCCATGACCGTGTGGGTCGATCGGAAATATCTACGGCTGCTAGCCGGACGGTTGGAACACTTCAAGATCAAGAACAGAAACGCGAATTTCCGCTGTCCGATCTGTGGCGACTCGAAGAAGTCGAAGTACAAGGCTCGGGCATGGATTCTCGACAAGGGCGACCATCTAGTCTTCCATTGCTTCAACCAGTGCGGATCGAAGTCCTTCCCATGGTTCCTGAAGTACATGGACATGGGTCTGTTTTCTGAATGGCGACTCGAGAAATTCAAGGAGGAGATGTGCAGTGGACACGAGCTCGACACTAACCCTGGCAAAGTTGAAATCGATCGCTTTGCGGTACCAGACAAAATTGCAGATCGCCCAGGGGTCAAACTCCCTCTGCACAAGTTTTCCAAACTTCCCGCGGATTCCCCAGCAAGAGCGTTTGTTCGAGGAAGATCTTTTCCAACGGATCTCGACTACAGGCTCTGGTACACCCCGACCTTCAAGACTCTCACGAACATTTTTCTACCTGGGAAGTTTGAACGTCCTACGCCGGACGAACCACGGATTGTCTTCCCCTTCCGTGACGTAGATGGTGTGTTGTTTGGGTTTTCAGGTCGCCAGATTGGTGGTGACTCGAAGGTCAAGTACATCACAATCTTGCTCGACAGCGACCACCCTCGTCTTTACAACCTTGATAAAGTAGATCTGAAGAAGCGCCTCACTATCGTCGAGGGTCAGTTCGATGCCCTCCTTCTAGACAACGGTTTGGCTTCGGCCGGTGGATCACTCACCTCTGAGCTCGGACCTCTTGGTCGAGACAAAGATTCATTCATCATTGCCTACGATAACGAGCCTCGTTCAAGGGACACCGTCATCAAGATGGAGAAAGCCCTCCGTGAAGGCTATCCGATCTGCATTTGGCCCGATAATCTGCCCTTTAAGGACATCAATGAAGCCTATGCGGGCGGCATGACTCGGACTCAAATCCAGACCATGATTGACAACAATGTTTTTAGAGGCCTCAACGGCTACCACAGACTCAACGATTGGAAGAGAACATAATGCAGACAGCAAAGATTGAGGCCTATACGCAGGTCGACCCGACTTCTGACAATCCGGATATTCGGTCCATGACGTCTGAAGAGTTTCTGGTCTATGTAGCCAGAGTCTCAAATCCAGACAATCAATTCAACCATCTTACCGGTCCAAAGCTTCTGCGTCACTGCGCCAAGAATGCTCACTGGAGCGTCTTCGACATGGTTGATGTCGTGATCAAGGTGGAGACTACTCGCGACATTGGTCGTCAGCTCCTGCGTCACTGGAGTTTCCGCTTCCAGGAGTTCAGCCAACGCTACGCCGATCCGACCCAGGCTATGGGCTTTACTCTTCGTGAAGCGCGACTGCAAGACACCAAGAACCGTCAAAATTCCATTGACGTCGACGACAGAAGACTCTCAAACTGGTTTGAAAACATTCAGCAGGGTGTGATTGACAAGGCCAAGCAGGTCTATTCGGTCGGTCTTGGTTTCGGTCTTGCCAAGGAGCAACTCCGGACGATCCTGCCTGAGGGTCTGACAATGTCGACTCTGTATGTGAAGGGATCATTGCGTTCCTGGATCACGTACTGCGGATTGCGTCGGAAGAACGGTACCCAGAAGGAGCATATGGAGCTGGCAGAACTTTGCTGGGCTGAGATCATTCGAGTGTTCCCGGGAATGGTTGTGTTCGACGAACCAGATGAAGAGATTCAGCGAATTCTTGAAATTATCGATGATGCTTTGAATAATCCAGACAACGGTGCTGGGTCTGAAGAGGCTGCGCTGTTGAACATTCGAGATTATTTGGAGAAGAAACTATGAGGCCATCAGTATACCTGGCTGGTCCAATAAGTGGATGTTCCTATGAAGGTGCTACCAACTGGCGCGAAGAAGCCGCCTCAGTTCTATTTGACGAAGGAATCGCCGCCTTTAGTCCGATGCGCCACAAAGAGTACCTGCTGGGCGAACACGCGATTCAGGACTCTTACGACCAGCACTACCTATCAACCATGCGGGCAATCATGACTCGGGACTTCCGAGACGCCACTAAGTGCGACATGATCATCACTAACGTCGTCGGTGCAACAAAGGTTTCTATCGGCACCGTGATGGAAATCGCCTGGGGATTCCAGGCTCGGGTTCCTGTAGTCCTCGTCAGCGAGGGCAAAGAAAATCCGCACTACCACGGAATGATTCGTGAGGCTATCGGCTGGGAAGTAAAGACCATGCAGGAAGCCATTCTTATCGCTCGTACAACCCTTCTTCCATAGGAACATTCAATGCTCGTTCGATCTACACAAAAATTTGAAGCCACCCAATGGTTCAAGCTCGGGGATCACCCGGCTGTTCAAGAGCTTCCGGATTCGGATCCTCTGAAGGCAGTAGACGGTGGTGACGGTCTAGGTGCGGTCTATCCATTTGGCGATGACTGGCATGAAGTCGTTCAATCTGGTGACTACGTCATGGAAAACCTCGATGATGGAGTGATTTTTATCGTGACATCGAATGAATTTAATACTCTCTATGAGGCCGTCTGAGAGCGGTCGAATAGATAGGTCCCTACACACAAAGATCAAGAGGAATAGATGCAAGAGTCATCAACCGTCGATGCCGTTCGCGTCGAAAAAGAAACCGGCCCAATCCTTGGCGAAGGGGCCCTACGGGCTCTAAAGCGATCCGAGGAACAAACTGCATGGCAGGCTGAGTACTACAAGAACATCCCCGATGATCTCATCATTGGTGGAAAGCGCGCCGGACTAAGGCGCGCCGGTAAAGAAGCCGCTCTGAACGCTCAATACCGCAAGACCGGTGCTGGACCAACTGGCACCGTTCGTCTAAACCGTAAGGCCAGGAGGTCTGCACGTTGATCCAAGTCACGAAGCGAGACGGCTCGAAAGAGCCATTGAATATTGAAAAGCTGCATCGGGTTACTTCCTGGGCATGTGAAGATCTAACGGGCGTCTCTCCTTCGGAACTCGAGATGAAGGCGCAACTTCAATTCTACAACGGCATTAAAACCTCTGATGTCCAAGAGACGCTCATTAAGGCCGCTGGCGATCTTATCAGCGAGGAAACGCCGAACTATCAGTACGTCGCCGGCCGACTGATCAACTATCACCTCCGTAAAGAGGTCTACGGCGGCTTCGAACCAAGATCACTAAAAGACCATATCAACTGGGTTCTCAACGAGCACCCTGGCTTCTATGATCCGGAGATCCTCAACTGGTACTCGGATGCCGAACTCGACCTTCTGAATTCGAAGATTAAGCACGATCGTGACTTCGATCTCACCTATGCTGCCATGGGTCAGTTCAGAGGCAAGTACCTCGTTCGAAACCGAGTGACGAATAAGTATCTCGAGACTCCGCAGATGGTCTATATGCTCATCGCGATGACGCTCTTCAATTCGTACAAGAACGATCGCATTAAGTGGGTGTTGGATTATTATGACGGGATCAGCGAACACATCATCTCTCTCCCAACCCCAATCATGGCGGGGGTCAGGACGAAGGAAAGACAATTCTCATCGTGTGTACTCATCGAAACCGGCGACTCGCTCAACTCGATCATTGCCACCACTGGTGCAATTGTCAAATACGTTAGTAAACGCGCCGGAATCGGCGTTGGTGCTGGTAGTATTAGGGCTCTTAATTCTGCTGTCCGTGATGGTGACACTACCCATACTGGTCCTGTTAACTTTTATCGGCTTTTCCAAAGTGCTACTCAGTCGTGCAACCAAGGCGGCATCCGTAAAGGTTCATCGACTCTTAGCTTTATGTGGTGGCACAAGGATATCGAGGACCTAGTCGTTCTGAAGAACAACAAGGGCACCGAGGATAACCGAGTGCGCCATATGGACTACTGTGTCCAGCTCAATAGACTCTTCTATGAACGCGCACTCAATGACCAGGAGGTCACCCTCTTCTCACCGAAGGATGTGCCTGACCTGTACGAAGCGTTCTTTGTCGACCAAGATCGGTTCGAAGAGCTTTATGTCAAGTACGAGCAAGACACGTCGCTGAAGGTCAATAAGATCAGTGCGCTCGAACTATTCCAAACGATCCTTCAAGAGCGTTACGACACGGGTCGGGTCTATCTTCAGAATATCGACCACTGTAACACGCACGGTTCTTTCATCGCCTATCAAGCAGCGATTAGAATGACCAACCTGTGTGTCGAAGTCACCTTGCCGACCCAGCCACTGCAAGACCTCTATGACGAGGACGGTGAGATCGCTCTTTGCATCCTTTCGGCGGTGAACCAAGGTCTCATTAAGACTCCTGCCGACTACAAGAGAGCCTGTACTCTTGCGGTTCGTGGTCTCGATGCTCTCATCGATCACCAGTCCTACTTGCTGCCAGCTGCGGCTCGATCAGCCCTTCGCCGTCGTCCTTTGGGTGTAGGCATCATCAATCTGGCTTACTGGTTGGCGAAGAACGACACGACTTATCAAGATCCGGATTTGGCGATGATCGATGAGTTTGCTGAGGCTTTCTCTTACTACCTGATCAGAGCGTCAGTGGACCTGGCCAAGGAGTTCGGACCTTGCCAAGATTGGATGGACACGAAGTACTCTTTGGGTCTGTTCCCTCACGACACTCGTAAGATCGAGGTCGATGAACTCACACCACACAAGTTGAGACTTGACTGGACCGCTCTTAAAGCAGACATGCTTGAGTACGGCATTCGGAACTCTACTCTGATGGCCGGCATGCCAGCTGAGACTTCTGCCCAAATCGCGAATGCGACTAATGGGTTTGAACCTCCTCCGGCTGCAATCACCTCGAAGGGCTCAAAAGACTCGTTCGCGCGTCAAGTCGTTCCTGAGTCGCGTCGTTTGAAGAACAAGTATGACTACCGATGGACACACAGGCGCCCAACCGGGTACCTGTCGATCATCGCGATCTGGTCTAAGTGGATGGATCAGGCCATCTCTGCCAATATCAACTACAACCCGATCTTCTATCCGTCTCCTAATCCAGACGAACCACCTGCCCCAAGCATGGACGATCTGATCGATGACACGATCTTCGCCTACAGGTATGGAATAAAAAACCTCTATTATGTAAATGTCGAGGACGGCGCTGGTGAAATGGAAGATCCTGATGACTGCGAAGGCTGCAAGATTTGAGTGCTCTATCCGCCAATCCAAAGAGTCATCTCGACCGGAAGATGTTTCTTGATGGTCCGGTCGGGATCGCTCGTTACGACAAAGTCAAGTACCCGTTCTTTCTCGAGCTGATTGAGAAGCAGAGTGGGTACTTCTGGCGCCCGCAAGAGATCGACGCCAAGAAGGATGGTCCTGACTTCAAGGTCCTGGACAAGAATCAGCAGCACATCTTTACTTCGAACCTGAAGAGGCAGATCGTCCTCGATACAGATCAGAGTCGTGAGCTGTCGGCTACACTTGGTCGGATTGTTTCGCTTCCAGAAGTCGAGACTTGGATTAAGACGTGGGAGTTCTTTGAGACGATCCACTCAAGGTCCTATACCCACATCATCCGCGGCGTCTATAGCAATCCGTCTGAAGTCTTTGATAACATTGGAGATGTCAAAGAGATTGCCGATTTGGCTAAGAGTGTGGCGACTCACTATGATCGTCTAGAGTTCTGCATCGACAACCATTCGATGTCTACAAAAGCTGGTCTATATGACACTAAGCGCGCACTTTGGCAATGCCTGAATTCCATCAACGCCCTTGAAGGCATCCGCTTCTATGTCTCATTCGCCTGTTCGTGGGCGTTCTATGAGGCCATGCAGTCGATGGAGTCCAACGCGAAGATCATCAAGTTCATCTGTCGCGATGAGAACCTGCACCTAGCAGGAACTCAACAGATGCTCAAGATCCTTCCGAAGGAAGACGATGATTTTGCTAGGATCAAGGAAGAGATGCGGGATGAGGTCACTGCTGACTTCATCGATGTCGTCAATCAAGAAAAGGTCTGGGCCGACTACGTCATGCAGCATGGCTCCATGATCGGCCTGAACGCGAATCTTTTGAAGGCTTACATCGAATGGATCGCCCACCGCCGCATGACTAGGGTGGACCTCAAAAGCCCCTACAACGGTGGATCGAACCCTCTTCCATGGACTGAGCGATGGATTGCAGGTGCTGACGTTCAAGTCGCACCGCAAGAAGTCGAAAACCAGCGGTACGTCGTCGGCGGAGTCCGCAACGAAATTGACATGAAGCGCCTGTCGGCGCGTAGGCTATAGGAGAACATCATGAGTTGGTCATCAGGATCGAGACTTTTTAGTGAAGTCATCAGCGCCATCAAAGAGAACGTCGAAGACGAAGGTACCCGTGAGATCATCTATCTCGCGCTTATTCCGGTGTTCGAAGCAGAAGACTGTGACACTCTCGACGAATGCCTTGGCGAGGATTACCCATTTGACTTGGCTTACGCTGCGTCGTATCCTGAACAAGAAGACGATGACGACTGAAATAGTCGCTGTTGGATGCGATTATTCCATCACCTCGCCGGCGCTGTGTGTCTTTAATGGTGATCCAAAGAACTTTGGATTCTCTAACTGCCAGGTGTACTCACTGACGTCGAACAAGAAGGCCGAAGGTGGAGCAAAAAATATTACTGTCACACCATATCCGGTCTACTCCGACAATATAGATAGGTATGACGCCATTAGCGATTGGGCGTTAAAGATCATCGCTCCCCTCAAAACTCCGGTCGTCTACCTCGAAGGCTACGCCTTCGCGGCTAAGGGCCTGGTTTTCAACATTGCCGAAAACACCGGCCTTCTTAAGTACAAATTACGCCTAGCAGACGTTCCAATGGAGGTCTTCCAACCGTCCGCGGTGAAGAAGACCGCAACCGGTAAGGGCAATGCTAACAAAGCTCTCATGGAGGAATCCTTTAAAGAGCGAGAAGGTCGAGACATCAAAGCTGAACTTGGTGTCAAACCAAATCAAGACAATCCATCATCCGACATCATCGATAGCTACTACATTTTGCGACACGGTCTACTGACAAAAGGAGTCATCTAATGGCCAAGGGTAAGAAAAAGCGCGCGAAGTACACCTCGCAGGGTAAGATCAACCGCTCTAGTGGCATCTTTCAGGCGATCGCTGCCGGAAAATCCGAACTCGACAAGCTGAACGACAAGCGCGTGGCTTGGGAAAAGGGCCAAAATCCATGGCTCACCATCGAGAACCCGTCCAAGAACGAGACGAACCGTCCGTTTATTCGCGTTCGCGCTGACAACCTTTGGGGTGATCCCAAGAACTCCAAACCATTCGACATGTTCGCCAAGAAAGCCCAATCTGATGCAACTACTGATCTACTCTAAGCCTGACTGCCGGTACTGCGTGCTGGCTGAAAATCTTCTAGTAGCGAGAAATATCCCGTACCGGAAGATTACCATCGGAATCGACATCACATCTGATGAATTCATGAGTCGATTTCCTGGGGTCCGTTCGGTGCCTTACATCATCGAGCTGAGAGACGCCGATCCTTCGAACACCGAAATCCAAATCGAACGTAGGGTCATCGGTGGTTACACCCAACTCGAGGAGTGGATCAAGAAGTGACTTTGCACTTCTCGCCATGCCACCGCTGATAATTTGCACCATCAAACCATCCTTTACAGTGAATACAGTAATTTGTTTTTGGTTTAGATCGGCCTTTAAGAGCAGCTGATAATTTGGCTGCTCGAATCTCTGGATTTTTTGGAATAGATTTCTTTCCATTTCTCTTTCCAATAGAAATTGCAAGTCGTTCTTCTGGAGATCTAGTTCGTGCAGTTAGAGCGGTCTTAATTTTTTGAACATGTTCGTGTGATAGAGTTCGTCCCCTGAGAGTCATTCCAATTCTTTTCGTGATTTCTGGTGATGAAGACACGTGGTCCCAACCACCATGACCGCCAAGCTTCGCATTATAGGTCGATCGGTTTTTAACAAACGATTCAGTCACGATTTGTTTCTCAAGATCATACGCCGTTGATGATTCGTCGAATCTGGCAATGATCTCTTTCGAGAAGAAGTCACGACCGTATTTAGTGATGGCTCTATTGAGAGCTTTTCCTGATCCTAGATAAGAGTCATACACGTTCGGAGTCGCATGAACGCCGATGTAAATTTTCTCATTGATCAGATTGGTTGTCCGGTAGACGGTATAAGTAATGTTGCTGGACATAATGCACCTCCTCAGTCTAGAGTCGATGGATGTTACCAGCATCGCGATCGACACAATATTTATAAGGATCCAACATTAGATGATACGTAGTGCCGGCTTGACTTTAATGCAAAATAAATGTTGGGGACACCAGCTTCTTCTCGATGTCGACGGTTGTCGAAACGACCTGATCACAGATCCAACGTACCTGAATACATGGGTTAAAGACCTTGTTCAGAAGATCGATATGGTCGCATACGGCGAACCACAGGTTGTGCACTTCGGCGAAGGAGAGCCTCACTTGTCTGGTTGGACAGTGATTCAGCTCATCGAGACCTCGAATATCGTAGCTCATTTTTGCGATAATTCGGATCAAGCCTACATCGATGTTTTTTCGTGCAAGCCGTTCGACCTTGATGCCGCGTGCGGTCAGGTGCTTAAGTGGTTTCAACCGACGTCTATGAGGACGCATTTTCTTACGAGAAACGCGTGAGTAGCGACTTCACCTTTACCAGACTCCTAACCGTGATCGCCGTTCTGGCTGTTCTCGGTGTGGTGATTTGGATTACCGGAATAAGGCCATGAAACAGAAGATCATCGAGACAAAGAGAGTCTGGGACAAGGAAGAGCGCTACTATAAGTCGGTAGTCATTTCCTGGGTGCCGGCCTACGGTTCCATGTATGTGCGAGAGGATGACACTCGTATCCTTCGTCACGAGAACGATATCAGAGGAGTCTTCGCGTAATGGAAATCCGTGGTGGTGAAGTCATTCGCAATGACACCAACAAGGACGCCATGGGTGGCACAGAGCTACTCACTCTGCGTCTTAAGGAGATGGTTCCCGAGGAAATGCTGGCCGACTTCCAGATCGTCTCTTCCCGTGTAAGGGAATACGACGAGTCGAAGATTCGGGTCTTTTGGGCACATGATCTACCCGGTGATCCTGAGTCTGAGTTCCTTCGGAACAATGGCTGGAACAAGTTCCACTTCTTCGTGTTCGTAAGCCATTGGCAGCGTCAAGCCTACATCGCGACCTACGGAATTCCGTGGGAGAAGACGTTCGTCATTCAGAATAGCGTCAAACCTATTGACGTCGATCAGCGACGCCCGAAGGAACCGATTCAGCTCATTTACTTCTCGACTCCGCATCGAGGTCTTAACCTTCTTCTGCCGGTGTTTGAGCGCCTTGTCGACGAGGGACTCGATATCTACCTTACCGTGATCAGCTCCTTCAAGCTGTACGGCTGGGAAGAGAGAGACGCTTCGTTCCACGAGCTTTTCGAACGCTGTCGGTCAAACCCACGAATCTCCTACGTCGACACTGTCCCGAACGAATCGATCCGAGCCGCTCTTCGTGAGCACCACATTCTAGCATATCCATGCACATGGCCAGAAACCTCGTGTCTGGTTCTCATGGAGTCCATGACTGCTGGACTTGCGTGTGTCCACAGCGACTTCGCGGCACTGCCTGAGACTGCGGCTAACATGACCGCAATGTACTCATTTGCTCAGGACCCTGCCAACCACGCGCAACGGTTCTATTACGCTCTCAAACACACCATCGAGACGTATTGGGACGAGGATCAGGTTCAAGCTCGAGCGTCAATGAAGGCCTACGCAGACGCGGTCTATTCTACCTCCAAGCGAACTGTCGAATGGCAAGCATTCTTGGAAGGAGCGTTGGCCGAATACCCTTCTGACAAGCGCAAACTTCCTGGTGCTTTGTTCACCTACCGCGTCACGTAAAATTTTCTGTTTACAGTCATCGGCTTTTGGTATACGATGACCGAGAATGGAAATAGGAGAGGCAAATGAAGCTCACCACACGTGAAGAAGTCAAAGCAGCTATCGATGCTGGACAGACGGTCTATCAGGTCCATGGCCTCGGTTCGTCGTCTCACATCAGTCCGATCGATCTGACCGGCGCCTACTTCGTTGTTCACGAAGGCATCGGTGAAGAAGTTCAGACGCCGGCTCAGCCGTATGCGCACTTCTTCATGGGTGACTTCAATATCACTGCCCACCATAACCACCACTTCCTCTTCACTGAAGAGGCGGAGGCGGCCGAATATCTGGCCTGGGCGCAGACGAACACGTCGGAAATGAATACCGACTACTTCTTCGACGATCCCGACTACTACGACGTCCGATTCGACTACGAGGGCGACGACCAT